TTACAAACAACTATTTTAGAATTTAACTTTCTATGTATACCGCATAGTACATTATGGGTAATATTAAAAAATTTAATCTGTATCCAAGTGATAGTTTCCCATAATTCAGTACTAAGAGATGCTTTTGGTACTAATACACCATCCATCGGATTGTAACTATGTATATCTTGCTTAAGAGTAAGACCTACACTTTGAAGTAAGTCTTTATTTGAATGATAATCATTAAAATAAATGTAATCAATACACTTAGGTGTCAGATTGGTCATGTTCATATACCTCCAAAGGGGTCTTATAACCCTCTAAGGTATACTCATGTCTATCAGGTATATTAAACAACTCTTGTTCAGTTAATACTTTATAAACCTTATCACCATAATCTTTAACTACCATATCCCAAGCACCCTGCTTAGTAGCAGTCTCTACTACCATCAATGTCTTACTACCTCTGAACTGAACATAGAACTTATTAAACATATTTATCTCAACCCAAGAAAAGAAAAAGGACAAAAAGAAAAGAAGTATTTATTTTTAGCCTTTTTCAGGGGTCTGTCAATACTCCAAAAGAACTAGACGGACTACTACTTTAGTAGTAGATGACTACTACTTTAGTACTAATCCTTTTTAACTAGTTCAGAAATAGCCCTAGAATGCTCTAGGATTGATTTCATGGCTCAGGGTATACCTTACCCTTACTCAAGTATCCAATAGCCATTCTAGAGTGTCTGTGAGCCAGCAATAATAAAAAGGGAAGCTTTCGCTTCCCTCTTAGTTAACTTAGACCGTACTCGCTCTCCCGAATTAGGTTAGCAACTCGAATTTTATCTGCTTTGTCTAACGCTTCATGGGATACAGGATTGTTTGGTAACTGTCTACAAAGGAAATATAGCATATCGCTTTCAGCAATCTCTGCCATAATTTCTTTGTACCAATAACGGATATAGTTACCATTGTTGGCATTTACTTTAAAACAATCATGTACCACGAGCATATCAAATGGTTTATATTTCAGCATGAGATACAGCCTACCAATCAATTTCTCTTTAGCCCATTCAGGCAGAGCATTGACTTCTTCAGTTGTATTGATGGCTTCAATGATATTCGTAGGAATAAATTCTGATTTGTCCAATAAGAACATGGCTTTCTCAAATTCTTGAGATACGCCTCCCTCTACAGTAGTAACACCTAACAACAAGTTATAGGTATCAAATGCTTTACGAGCATCATAATTACATCTACGAACCATTTCACGCATAATTAGCGAATCCAGGCTATGCGTCAAATTTGCCGCATTCTTGATATACCATTTAGCAGTACCTTTCTCATAGATAGACCATTTGAAGGTAAAGCCATCAGATAAAGTAGTTTCATACCAATTACGTTGAGTAACAGGTGTAACTACTGTATGTCCATCAGGCATTACCCACTGGTATTCAGTAGTTTCTTTGTCTACTGCATTCATAAGAATGTTACGCAAGGTTAGACAAGATTGCATACGTTTATCTGCTGCTTGTAAGAAAGCAGAGCATTCCATTTCATCTGGAAACTCTCTTGCTGGTGCACGTTTACTACCATAAATCATAGGTACGATAGCTTTTTTAGCAGATGTTCGCATTGCTTTAACTTTGGCTTCTGTAGGATTTAAACCCATTGTTTTACACATATCTTTATAGATTTCAGTGTAAATATCACCACGTTCAGAACCAATCAAACCAGTATCTTTCAATGCTGGTTCATCAAGAGTTAATGTAGCCAAACATTGTACACCTGAACAAACTGCGTCCAATGAGATAGTATAACCAGTAGGTTTACCAGCCAGAGTATCTCTGTAAGCCAATAAACCAGCATAGAATAGCTCTGGTTCATCAGGCATGATTTCAGGGATAATCTCCCATAGATACTCATCTGTAGATTTACTGTCTACATATGGTTCAATCTCTTGGTTAAACCAGTTAATCCTTTCTTCAAAGGATACTTTGTCTAAACCAAAGTTATTGGCAATGTCGATTTTCAAATATTCAAGACCAGTATAAACGTTCATAATTTAAATCCTTTATATTTAGAAGAAGTTCACACTGTCAGAAACAACTTCTTCATTAGCTAATTGAATGACAGCTTTAGAATAGCTATCGCCTTGTGTATGAACATGGTATCCCATGTCATAACAACGTCCACGAGTATCATATTTATGGGTCAGGAAGAATGGATTGTCACCAATCATTTCATGTACAAACTTAGTTTGTTCAATGAATATCTTCCAATGTTCCATTCTTTGTTGATACTCTTCTTTACTTTCATACTCTTTCATAACACAACCATTGTTAGTATGAACAGCGTGTTTAACCACTGTCTTATTAATACTCAATGGTGTGTTATTCAATGTTTCAAGAATATCTGTACATATTCTATAAGAATGATGATGGGTCAGAATCAAGCTATCATGTTCATCTAGATAGTAACCACTACCTCTGTTATCACGATTAATGTTAATTCTATTAGGTGCAATGACCATAGGAAGTTTGTAAATCATTCTTTTATATTCCTGAGCTATTTCTTCTGTCATAGCCCATTTAGAATGAATTTCCAAGTATTCACCTTTATACATATAATCAACCATATCAATATCCATCATCTTGATAATAGTTCCAGCAATGTAAGATGCTGCTGTAGCAGAATCTAGCCAATTCTTCTTAACCATCATCTCTACGAGATTCTGGATATACATCTTCTGATGAACCAGAAGAGCAGCACAAACAGTCTTAGCTGTCTTCCAATCCTTTGGTTCAGGGAAATGTTCACCATATGGCTCAAGAGTATCTTTCAGTAACTCTTTAATAAATTGATGAGCTTGAGTCTTATTATAAGTAGACTCAATAAATAACTGTTTTTCATAAGGGTTCATAATCTATCCTTTGGTCTGTATAATTAATAAAAACAAAAGAGGCTTACGCCTCTTTGATTATGCTTTACTTATCATTCTACTGCTTTCAAAAGCAGAAGGAGTATAAACAATATGCTTACCTTCTGGGTCAGCTACCATTATCAATGATATAGATTTATCGCCGTTGATAATGTATACATCTGTCATTACTACAGTGCAAACTTTCTTATTCATTTCCTATTTCTCACCTACTTGAGGTGTAAACAAGGATTGTTTAAGAGTTTCAAGTTGTTCTTCTGTTACAGTGATACCTGCCCTTTTCAAAGCAATTTCCATCTGCACTAAACTAATCAGTTTATTCATGATTATTCCTTTGGTTTGTACATTTACAAAATTAAAAGGGGACAATGCCCCTTTGGTTATTCATCTACTGGTTCAAGAACTACACCATTAATAGGAGATTCTTGATACATCTCTTGATACTGTTGTTCTACTTCAATGTCAGTGATTACATCATTGGCCATTGATTTAACGGCAACTGATGCCAATGTACCAGCCATGAAACAAATAATAAACCAGATAATTTTCTTCATTTTAAATCCTTTAAGTTAATAAACAGGGGAACAAATCCAAAACAACGATGTGCCGAAGGCACAAAGAGAGGGAAATTAATAGTCCAATAACCATTCAACAGTTACTGGTACAGCATTAATTGGTGCTTCATTAGAAGCTTCACGCCAAGCTTCTTGTATGTTATTGGCATAAACTACAGATACAGATGTCTGACCTAAAACATCTTCATATTTCACTTGATAAGTGTTCATGTCTGTCCTTTCTGTACACTTATAAAATTAAAAGAGGGACTTACGTCCCTCTTGTTTATCAGAAATCGCTGATGTCCAAAGTAGCAGTATCTGCTTCAGCCAGTTTCAGGCTGAAACGAATAGTTTCTGCTTTGTTAGTTTTAGTTGGATTGTCAGCAGTCAATTCAAAGGTATTGACAATGCGTTGAGCATTCTTATCGGCATAATCGCCATCAATAGCCATAAAGCCAACTTGTACCCAATCAGCACCGAACTTGATGTCGGTACGCAACCATTTGGTTGCTTTTGCTGATTCGTTTACGGATTGGGTGTTTACTGTCAGTTTAGCCATGATGAGCCCCTTTCGTTTGAGCAAGTTAATTGAACTCTGATTACCACTGGCTGATGGTATCAGGAAGATATTAGGGAAAAATTCCCCAAAACAACGAACGAGCGAAGCGGACAGAGACAGAAACTTCAAGAGAAACAAAGGGATAGAAATAGAGGATATGACAAGAGAGTGAAATTTTAATTTCACATAATTTTTTAATTTCATGAAAATATTTCAAATTTTATTGCTGATTTTCATCTTCCCTTGGCATTTTCTGCTAATAGTTTCGTTTTCTTTGATGTTTTCTGTCATTCTTTCTGTACTCCGTGTTTTGTGTAAGTGTATTGTGTATTAATAAAAAAGGGGACATTTGTCCCCTTATTTCTTGGTTTAGCCAAGCAATTCTTTCACAATATCAGCATATTGCTGACCAGTGCGTTCTTGGAATTTAGCAGAAGCTTTGGCATAAGCCTCGATGTCTTTCATGGCTTCTACTTTGTGAGATGCAATGACTGCTGCTAAGCGGTCTTCTTTGGAAGCTTTACGGGCTTCCAAGTTATTCTCAATCATATCATCGAGAATTTTGGTGGTTTTAGAGACAGATGACACAACGTCACCAATAGCCTCAAGAGTAGTAGTGATAGGTGAAAGGATAGAATTGAATGCCATGATGAGTACCTCCGTAGGATATAAGTTAAATGAAATGGAGCAGGGTATGGCAATAGACCTGAACCAAGGACAATGGGGAACAAACTCCCCAATACAATGATGGAGCGAAGCGACAAGGACTAAGGTCAATGAGGTAACTGCTATAGGGGGGGGGATAGTGAAGCAACTGGAAGTTGCTGGTGTGTTGGTGTGTACTAAGTTCACTTGTCTCTATGTAATAAATGACCAAATCTGACTAGTAAATTTAGTTGAGAATTGTTATCAAGTAGAGGGGGGATATAGATAGGTACTTGACTTCAGTGAAAAAATCGTGTGTAGTTATAGCGCAAGTAATTGACTTGTTAACCTAAACTGGAGTTTGAAAAATGGAAAAGTGTTCGGCTGTAAAAGGTCAAAGCTTTATTAATAAGGTTGTGTACCATTTACTGTATAAGAACCATGAGAATGGTGATTTGCAGAAAGCCATTAAAGAGGAATATCCTCACTATGATGCTTGTGAAAAAGACCCTGAGACAGTGTATGAGTCTGCTTTCAAGAGTGAACATAAACGTGTAGCTAATGCCCCTGACTTTGACTGGTGTATCCCTAAGCAACCTGTTCTTGTGGTTCATGACCCTAAATGGGAAGCTCCTCCTCCTTGTTGCTGTGAGAAGAAAGAAGAGAAGGGTGACAAAGCTGATAAAGCAGAGAAACCTGCTGCTGAAGCTAATACACCTGCTGAGCCAGCTAAACCAGCAGAAACTGGTGGTGATGCACCTAAAACAGTACAACCTAAAGACAGACTGTAAGGAGGCATATAAATGAGTAATTGTTGTTGTTGTGAACTGCCTCCAGAAGAGAAGGCTTTCATCCGTCCTACTGCTGAATGTCAATGTGAAGAAGTGGTAGTTACTTGTAACCCTGAGATTGTTACTATTGCTACTCCTGCATTGGATTATGTTGAGGAAGAGACTGAGACTGTAGTATTTGATAAGTGGAAGAAAGAACAAGCTAAGGTTGAACCTGTTAGTGGTGATTTCCAAGCTAAGTTGTTTGCTGCTCTTCATCCTAATGTTGCAGTTGCAGATACTACTGGACGTGATTTGCAAGCTACTGGTGGTTGGACTAACCGTTCTATTGCTAAGACCCATGAAGAGATTCAAGCTGAGTTTATTGCTAAACAAGCTGAGAATCCTGCTAAGTTCTCAGAAGATGAGAATACTTTGGGTCAGGATGTAGGTGCTGCTGCTCGTAATCCTCGTAAGACTAAAGCTCAACGTGGTAAATAAGTAGTTTACATTTTATGCAACCCCTAGTATCTTCTAGGGGTTTTATTTGTTTATTGGGTCAGAAGATGGAAACAGAGAAGTTAGATTTAGGTATTCCCTTACCTGCTGATAAAAATGTGAGAAAAGAGACTAACTTTGCTAATAAAGTATTGAGTGGTAGAAAGAAACTTGATGATGAAGGTAAAGAAAGTGAAGCATTGATTGAGCTGGATAAGTTGCTTGCAAAGCCTAAGATTGAACCTGTAACTGAAGAGTATATGGCTAGTATTGCCCCTCCAAAGATGAGTAAGAAGGGTATTGCTGCTGCTACAGAGATGATGAATAAGGCTATTGAAGGTATGGATGATGGTCTTGGTGTTCACTTTAGAGACCAGTGTATTGACTTGATTAGCTGTCTCAAAGGGGATTCTCCTCAGTCATTACAGCAGTATTACAATGCTGTTAAGTTCTTGGTTCATAGGATGGCTGGTGACTCTTTGATTAGAGCATATAGCAAGACTTTCCCTGATAGAGTAGCTGAACTTCAAGCCAGTGGTACACCTGAGTCTTTCTTGTATAGTTATGCGAGTATTTATAATAAGACTAAGTTAGTGGTAGAACTGCAAGGTAGAATGCTTGTACCTTCGCATATCATGTACCATGATTATTTTCATTTGGCAGTTAAGACTCAAGTAGAGATTATGACTGATAAGAGTGTTAGTCCGAAGGTTAGGTCAGATGCTGCTAATAGTTTGATGACACACTTGAAAGCACCTGAAGTTGCTAAGGCTGAGCTTGAAGTTAAAGTTGAGGATAATAGTATCGTTGACCAACTGAAGACTGCTCTTACTTCATTGGCTTCTCAACAGAAGAGACTAATTGATTTGGGTGAGGCTGATGTTGAAGCTGTCTCTAAACAGGTAATCTATAAAGAGGTTGAAGATGGAAGCAGTCAAGATTAAGAAGACAGTAGATGACTATCTAGATGCTGTAGATTATGAAGAATTGAAGAAATACAAGCCAAGTGAGTTTGCCATTACCTATTTGAACTTTATTAAGATGGTGAATGCTAGTGGTGATTACAATAATTCACCACCTGCTCACTTTAAGATGGTTGATGGTTTATGTGATAAGAATCAGTATCTGGCTAATCTTTGTTCTCGTGGTTTGTCCAAGACCTCTGTATTTGCTGAGTTCTTGATTCCATTTCTAGCTATCTTTAGAGAGATTCCTGGTTTTGGTTTGGTAGATACTGCTATCTATGTAGCAGATACTATGGAGAATGGTGCAAAGAACTTGAGAAAGAATATTGAGTTCCGATATAACCAGTCTGAGTTTCTACAGAAGTATTTACCTGAAGCTAAGTTTACAGATAGCTATATCGAGTTTACTAATATTGATGGTAAGAAGTTTGGTTTGAAGTTGTTTGGTGCTACTACTGGTTTGCGTGGTACTAAGATATTCGGTAAACGTCCTGTATTGGCTATTCTTGATGACTTGCTGTCGGATGAAGCAGCTAGTTCACCTACTACTTTGGATAAGGTTAAAGATACTATCTATAAGGGTGTGATTCCTGCATTAGACCCAAGAAGAAGAAAAGTTATTTTCAATGGTACACCATTTAACAAGAATGACCCTTTGTATGAGGCAGTGGAATCTGGTTCATGGGTAGTGAACGTGTATCCTGTATGTGAAGAGTTTCCTTGTAGCAGAGAAGATTTCAGAGGTGCTTGGGAAGAACGGTTCTCTTATGATTCAGTTATGGCTCAATATCAACTGGCTAAAGGCTCTGAACAGGTTAAGTCTTTTAGACAAGAGATGATGTTGAGGATTACTTCTGATGATGACAGAATGATTCTTGACTCTGATGTTAGATGGTTCAATACACCTGATGTAATGAAGAACAAAGGTGATTACAACTTCTATATTACTACTGACTTTGCTACTTCTACTGCCCGTAAAGCTGACTTTACTGTTATTGGTGTATGGGCTATTGATAGTGAAGGTAACAGGTATCTTGTTGATGGCAGGATTGGTAGACAGTTAATGAACCAAACCTTTGATGATTTATTTGCTTTGGTTCGTCAGTATAATCCTATGGGTGTAGGTATTGAGGTATCTGGACAACAAGGTGCTTTTATCTCTCTGATTAAGAATGAGATGGGTAAAAGAGATTGTTACTTTACACTGGCTCGTAGTAAGGACAGTAGTAGAGAAGGTATTCCTGCTAAATCTAACAAGATGGAACGGTTTAGATTGACTATCCCATTTTGGAAAAATGGTAAGTTTTACCTACCTAAAGACCAGAAAAACTCTAGGTTAATCACAGAGTTGACAGACGAGATTTCAATGGTTACGATTGATGGTATCAAAAGTAAGCATGATGATGTATTAGACATGATAAGTCAGCTAGAACAAATGTATATTGTTCCACCTGACCCGAAGAAAGCTGTTACAGCACAGCCTATCGAACACAATATGTTTCACTTCAATGATACCGATTTAAATCACGAACACAATCAATCTGATTATTTGGTGTAATTATGAAACTGAGACAACTATTAAGCGATATGGCACTAGGTGAGTTACAAGGCTCACCTGCTGTTGAAACAGGTACTTATAATATATTGCCTGCTTACATTCCAAAAATAATTCAATCTTTGAATCGAGCCTTAGACTACTTTTATACGGTGTTTCCTTTTAAGCAGTCTAGCTTGATTATTCAGCTACACTCTGGGCTGAGCCATTACTATCTGACTTCTAAATATGCCATGAGTAATCTCCTATCGACCGAAAAAGTCAGATATATCATGGACAGTCCAGAGTACCCTTTTAGAGATGATTTAATCAAAGTACTTACAGTACAGGATATGGAAGGTAATCAACTTCCTATCAATGATTATTTCAGTCCTTATTCCGTTATGCTTCCTGAGTATAACTGTATCCATGTTCCTAACATGACAGAGGGTCAACTTTCTGTCTTGTATAGAGCAAAGCACCCTGAAATACCTTATACAGAGCCATTGGATTTGGAATGGGAAATTAATATTCCTGCTTCATTTCAATCGGCTCTACAAGCATATGTAGCTTGTCTTTTCTATCAGAATATGGGTGGTTCTAAACATAATGAGTCTAATGCTTACTATGCTAAGTTCCGTACATTGGTTGAGGAATTACAACGACAAGGTTTGGGGGTAGAAGAGGGTATTACTATTAATCAAAAACCTTATATGAGAGGATGGATTTAATGTATCCACATTTGTCTGATGTTAGACCGATGGGCGTTAATAACCTGAATCAGTTGGTTCATTATCAGATTGGTTCAGAATCATATGCGGTAGTGCATCAGGTATACCTTCATCTTCAAATGCTGAAGTCACTATCTGATAACCTGCCTCATATTACTAAGCTCGGTTCTAACGTAAACAAGCTGGAGTTCTTCCAGCAATATCTAGGTACTATTGTTACTCTTGCAGAGAATGTTAATGCACTGGTTAAACTTGCAGATAATGTTCCTTTCCTGAGCCAGATTGCACCTAGAGTGAATCAATTCGTAGAGAATCAGCAAAAGATTCAATATGAATTGGAAACACAAAAGGTAGTCTTCAATGATGCACTTGCATTGATGGAAACCAACATTAAAAATGTTGAAGACCTGTTTGTTCAGTATGAACGCTGTATGCAAGAGAATCTTGAATATCATCGTAGTACATTAGCAAATGACTACAAAGAGTATTCAACCAGATTGACTGCTGTTGTAGAGGATATGGAAAGTATTGCTAGAGTAACTAAAATTAATGCTAGTAAATACGAAGAAGTATCTAATCGTGTAGATGCAGTAGAACCAGCCTTACTTGAGTTAAAAGCTACAGTAGCGGTTACTAAGGCTATCTATTCTGATTGTCCTAAAGCTAGACGTAAAGCTGTTAAAGCCATTGAAGCCTCTGAGAAAGCAGGTAATGACGAATCTATTAATAGAGATAGATTACGTCATGGTGGCGATATGAGCGTTATGTCTAATTTAAGCGAGGGAGCATAAGATGTTTGAACGTTTATTGGGTAAGTTCCCAGTGTTCGCCTCTAGAGCTAAATTAGGTAACCTGAAGGATGCGAACAACACCACTTACTATGGTGATTCAAATAACTTCTGGCGTATTAATAAGCTGCCTTATGAGATGGGATTTGATAAGCAACCTTCTAAAGAACAGTTAAATGGTGTGCTGAACTTTGTAACAGCAAACCTTGGTTATCTGTTTGATAGAGGTGTACCAGAATTTACTCTGAATCATGCCTATCCAAAAGATGCTGTTGTTACGTTTGATGGTCATTTATATATCTCCCAAACTGACAGAAATACTACTCATATCAGTTCAGTACATTGGAAAAGAATTGATGTAGAAGTTAGTCCTGCCAGAGATACAACACCTGTTGGTACTATTGTTACTGTACCTATGAATACTCATATTGATGGTTACATTGAGTATGTAGGCGGTGATAAGTTTGATAAAACCATGTATCCAGACCTGTACCAAGCTCTTGGTTCAGATACATTTGCTGTAAGCTCTTCCAATGAATTTGATGGTTTGCCTGTTGGTTCTATGGTTCATGTTGTAGGTGATGCACCTGTACCTGCTGGTTGGGTTGAATGGGATGGTTCTTATGGTAAATTGGCTAAGTATCCTGATTTAGCAAGAGCATTGAGAAAAATGGCTGAGAGTATGCCTTTAGGTAAGACTCGTGAACATTGGATTCAAGCTCTGAATACTGATTCTCTTCCTATGTTTGAAGGACATTTCCATCTGGCATTTGGTGAGAATGGTGCTTATGAATCAGATACTACTAAACGTGAAGAGTTTATCTCTGCACCTGCTGTAATCACTGACATCAACAAAATTAACCCATTAGGATATAAATCATGTGTGAAAGAATCCGCAAGCAATCCTGTGGTAAGCACGCCCACTTCTACGTCAGAAGCGAGCTTTGCAAGCCCGTATGTGGTTGTTGCTCAGAGTGCAAACGAACTGCAACAATCGACCCATGCCTTCCGTTCCGTCTTGGGAACTGGAGACGAAACGAAGCCGAAAACCCTGTATACAAAGGTTATTATCAAGGCAGTACACCCTCGCCAATCGGCTATTTCCACTACTCATAAACAACTAATTAAGGCGTTCTAAGATGAAAAGAGTTAATCAAGTAAAAGTATTTGCAAGTGAATCTTCTGTTGGTAAGTATTTGCCTGTTGAGTTCGGTACTAACAAAGTTGTTGGTAAAGAAAATATTGAGCGTATTGCCAATGCTAACTTCAAGTTTGGTTTGGAATCACTGGAAGGTGATTTGCAAATGAAAGACTTGAACAGTGTCCTGTTGTATCAAGGTGCATTGTTGGCTTACTTGTATGATAAAGGTGTAGCAGAGTTCTCCCCTTATCAACATTATGATATTGGTTCAGTAGTATCCTATGGTGGTCATTTATGGCTTGCTAAAGAAATTGTAGAACCAACTGCAAAAGAGCATGAACCTGACCCATGTGACCCATGTAAGAAATCTGATTGCTATAACCCTGTATTCCCTAGTAAAGAAACTGGTTGGTGTCAGCTTATTACTAGCTGTGAGTATGATGCAGCTATTCAAGAACTGAAAGACCGTGATGCAGCTCTGCAAAAAGCTATTGATGCTACTAAAGGTGTAGAAGCATTTGCTGTATTGCATAATGCAGAGACAGGTGCTTTGGAACTGCGTATGGATTTGTCTGATGGTTCTAAAGTTACTATCCCTATGACTAAATTTGGTCATATCAAACAAAATGCTGATGGCTCTATTACAGTAACTAATGCAGATGGCTCTGTTATTGAGTTGCCTAAGTATGTAGCTGAACAAGATTTAGACCAACGTAAAGGTTTCTTCTTCAATGTTGCTACTCGCAAATGGGAAGTGAACCTGAGTAACTTGGTAAAAGAAGATGCAGGCTTGGTAACAGACCAAGATGGCAAACTCTCTGTTAAACCATCAGACTTTATTGATAATGAGTCATTGGTAGTAAATCCAACTGGTAAAACAGCAGTATCTGAAGATTGGTTGAATAAAGCTATTAAGCCAATCAAAGATTATGTTGATGACCAAAAGAATGTTAATACTAGTGCTCTTGATAAAGCTATTCGCGACCTAGAAGCTGCTCAAAAAGCCTATGCCGACGAGAAAGCCAGAGAAGCTGAAGTATTGGCTCGTGGTAATTATGCTGAAATTAAAGCTTACAAAGATAACTTTGAAAAACTTAAACAGCAAGTAAGTAAACATGAAAATGATTTGGGTAATCAAACTGCTCAACTTAAAGCTTTGGGTCTGACTGATGAAGAAATCCTTGCTATGCTTAAAGCAAGCTTGGATAAAACTAATCCTAGATATATTACTAAACTTGAACCAACAGAGAATGGCGTTAAAGTTACCTATGCTGACGGTACTACTGCATTCCTGAATGGTAATACTGTAGTAACAGATGGTAAGTCTATTGTTGGTAATGGTAAGGATACAGCCTTATCAGTACAAATTTCTAAACAACCTGATAATACTATTCGTGTACTTGATGATGGTTTGTACTTAGGTGCACATACAGAGCAATCTGATTACTATGTATCAACTGTTTCAGGTAACGATGAAAACATTGGTACTCGTGACAAACCAATGCGTACAATTCAAGCAGTGCTTGACCGTGTAGAGAATACTGGCTCATATATCAATATTTATTTGCATGAGAACGAAGAGTTTGAATGGGTGTATGTAAGACATACTCTGCTGAAAGTAACATTCAAAGCTTATGGTGATACTATTGATAGTCAATACCCTGAGCAAACTGTTTCTAATTTGTACTATAGAGGCTTCTGTGCTAAAAATTATCCAAGACCCACTATTAATGTACGAACAAGATTGAAGCAGTTTGGTAATACACCAGCAGTTACAAGAGACTCTCTTATTTGTGCAGATATTAGTTTTCAAGGTATGATTATTAATATTTGGAATAAATTTGAAGGAGAAGATAACGCTAGTTATTCAGGTAACTTTGATGCTATCGCAAGTGTAACTGGTTTTACAGATGTTCACGGTTGTATTGTTAGATTGAAAACTAAAGCAGTTCCTCTCACTGGCGTAGGCGCATATCGTGATGATGTTGTGTTTAGAGGTAACATTCGTTGGATTGACTCAATGATTGATGGTGAAGCACCGTGGTTTGCTTCTACAAACTTTACCAATCAAATCTCTTTGATTCTTTGGAATAGTGGCACTTTGCAAGGATACGGTGAGAAACCTGACCATGAGTCTCTGATTCCTAAAGATGATTATGCTACCGCAGGTAAGGGTATCGCTTCTCATGTAGTAGGTGCTGTCATTAATGATACTGATAAGTACGTTTTAGGTATTAACTTCAACTATGATGTATTTACAATCAAGTAAGTAGTCAAGTAGAGCATATGCATAGGTAATGACAGTATTTGTTGTTACCTATGCCTCTTAACTAATTAGTTATAAATAGGATTAATCATGTACGATAATAGACGTGTTACATTTAAAACTGGATGTTGTATTCCTAAAGAAGAAGCATCAAAGGAAGAACCTAAACCAGCAGTTAAAGAAGAGAAACCTGCTGTTAAAGTTGGTTGTAGAGTTGAATCTATTGTTGCTATTTCAAGAGTTAACGGTAAGATTATGGTAATGTATGACGATTGCACATATACTGTAGCTGACCCTAAAGTCTTGGATGAAGACATTTGTGGTGCTGGTGAACAGCCCAAATTGAATCTTGAACCACTGACTGACCTCGGTGGTAAAGATAAAGCTCAAGTGATTGCTCTTGAAAATTTTGAAAATTGATATAAGGAAATAAATAATGGCTCAAGTTGTTTTTAAAGAAGACATTGGTACTGGTCTTGGCGTAGTCCAAGGTAAACTGGCTGTAAAAATCGACCCTGCATCTAACGCAGCTCTGACTGCTTCTGATGCTGGTTTGAAACTGGATTTGCCTGCTACTACTAAATCTATTACTGCTGTTGCTATTGAAGGTAATAAAGTAAAAGTAACTGACTCTGAAGGTGTAGAAAAAGAGCTGGAACTGCCTGCTACTACTGTAGACGTTAAGTTGCAAGGTGCTGAGATTACTGCTGAAAACAAACTGAAACTGACTCTGAGCGATAACTCTGTTATCGAAGCAGACTTGGCTAAGTTTGTTGATGCACCTAAATCTGCTGAAGATTACTGGACTGAAATTAAAGCATTGCCTACTTTCGGTGATGATACAAAAGCAGTAGTTAAAGGTGAAGTTGTACAAGACTTAGCCGGTAATATCAAAGGTTATTTGGTATCTGCCTAATAGTTGAATACCCTCTCTACTTCGGTAGAGAGATTTAACTTCTAGGAGAAAATATGAAAGTAATTCAACCTACTGACCTTCATACAGATGACTTCAGTATATCTAATGGTAAGGTTAGAGTAGTAAAGAATGTTGAGAAGTACAATCTGACATATGAAAGTGCAACAATATTTACTGACCATATCGGTAGAACCATTGATGCAACTAACAGATTGTATTTACAAGTTTCAGATGGTTTTGGCAAGGTTCATATTGATGGTAAGTTTAATACTGCTGTTAATACTAGAATTATTGCTAGATTGCCTGCTAATGCACCTGTTCCAAAGAGTTTGGTTGAAGCAGGTATTTATGTAGGTGAAACATTTGGCTCAATATGGATTAATGCTGGCACAAGAGAAGTATATGCTAGTGGTATCCCTGTTGGTAAACGTATTGTTGTAGACTTAATAGGATTTTTCGCATGATGGTAATTCAACGTGATGATGTGGATAATGTAACTATCCATATTAATGGTGACCAAAAACTTGCAGTTAAACTTGAATGGGAAGAACCAAGACAATTTGGTTTTCCTGTTACTGTAGGTTACAGAAATGGTCAGTTGTTTCTCAGAGAAGAAGGTACTGAAATGAGAAATAACGAAAAGAGTAAATATTTCTTGAAAACTTATGTAGAGAAATTTCATTATAATGTACCAACTATTAGCATTCAAGAAGGATATGAAGCTCAAGAATTTGGTAACTATCCAGATAAGTTTCCTAAGAAACGTGATATAGATAATGATAGTAAACGTCATATCTCTTACGCTATTGTAGATGTATTCATCAATACTAATGGTGAACTTAAGGGTTTCGGTGCTATTGCTGTAGGCAGTGACCCTTCTGACCCTCGTTACATCGATATGGTTCGTCCTATTGGTTGGTTCAAAGAATCAGTTAATGAACTGCCTGCATTTACTGAAGAGTTTATGAATCAGTTGGATAATGCATCTACATTTGAGATGGTTCATCCTGATTATCCTAATCTGAAGCTTGTCTATGAAACAGGTGCAAACAGTAAGATTTATGTTACCTGCCAAGATACCTCAGCTTTTAATCTGGAAACTGAGTCATTCAATGCAAAATTTGCTGTTGCTCTGATTCATACAACTTATGGTGATGATGGGGATTACAATCCTACCACTGTATCCTATGCAGTAAATGCGCCAGCATATCCTTATCCTGAGTTCACATCTCTAACACTTAAGGCAACTGAAGAAGAGAAGAAACGTCAACGAGGTGCATATGAAGGTATCTATAATTCAGATACTGAAACTGTAACCTGGGGAAATACTTGGGGATAACCTATGAGAATCAGTAGAATGATATACGGTAGAGACGTTAGAAGTACAAGATGGTTTAACTTAGTTTACCACTTCTTATGGCTCAGTCTCATACTGGCTCATTTGACTGACCTATTTGTTATTGACCTACCTATGGCATTTGCTGTCGATACTAGTTTATTCGTATGGCTCTTGCTATGGTGTGTTACTTTGTCCGTGTTCTCTCTTTGCTCTCATGGTAGAGGGAGACAAGTGGCTAAGTATGTGTCCCTGCTCTTAGGTTCATTATGTGAGCTTATTATTGCTGCCAAATATACGGTTAGTTACCCACCGTTGACACCAATGGTGCTCATAAGCTTTGTACTGTTTGTATGGTTTATGGGTGCTGCATTTTTCACTAAACAGGAAACAAAGATAAAATATGACAACACTGCATCATAGTTTTTTGGTGTGTATTGTGATTGTTATAGGCAGTGTTCTTGGTTCAATCAAATCCAGTTTGGATGGAAAACCTTTAAGAAAACGTACCAGAGTGATTAATTTCCTTATGGGTACTTACTGTGGTATTTCAGTAGCATATTACTACCAAGACCAATTCGGGGTGAGTCTATTAGCTTTAGTAGCGTTAGTAGCATCAATGAACGGTACTAATATCTTGGAAGTGTTAGGGGAAACACTACCAAGCATTACTAAAAAATGGCTCTATTCAAAAGTACATTTAGAGGAGACAAACGATGTCTTACAATCTATCCCAAAAATCGAAAGAGAAACTCTCTCAAGTCCATCCGAAGCTGAAAGCTGTTGTGGAGAGAGCGATTCAACTATCAAGCACTGATTTTTCTGTCCTTGAAGGATTGAGAACAGTGGAACAACAAAGACAAAATGTTCGTAAAGGCGTAAGCCAAACTATGAACAGTATGCACTTGAGACAAGCTACTGGCTATTCTCATGCAGTGGATTTAGTCCCCTATCCACTTAGTTGGGATGCTAAGGGTTTCTACCCTATTGCTAAAGCCATGCAGCAGGCTGCTCAGGAGCTGAATATAGCGATTCGTTGGGGTGGTGCATGGGTAAACATTACCAGCACAAAAGATTCGCCAGAATTGCTAGTTTTGGCTTATACTAATGCCCGTAGAAAATTGGGTAAAAAAGCCTTTATTGATATGCCCCATTTTGAGGTAATTTTGTGATGTTTGATTCTATTAAATTCTGTCAACGCCGTATTGAAGAATACGAAGTAAAACTTGCTTTAGCAGAAGCTGAGAAAGATACAGCTACTGCTGAACAGTTGCGTGCAGATATTGAGAATTACACTAAACTCTTAAACTTTTACAATAATAAGAAGTAAGGAATACCATGTCAGATAATGTAAGAATAGCAGAGAACATTAAAGCCATCATTCAATCTGGTGGTTTCAGAGAATCCAAGTTAACAGATTGGGCTGATGAACCTACTGTAGAAACTTTGAAATCTGACATTAATAATGCCCAATCCTTTCATGCTGCTCAAATGAGTAAGATTGATGAATGGGATAAACTTCTTCATTGTGAAACCAATAAGGCTAGTATTAAAAAAGGACGTTCGGGAGTTGCACCTAAAGTTATCAGACGTTTGGCTGAATGGCGTTATGGTGCACTCTCGACAGCCTTTCTAAATGAAAAGCATTTGTTCCATGTGAATGCTTATGCACCTGAATACTTGTTTGGTGCAGTACAGAATGAATTAGTATTGAACTTCCAGTTCAATGCTTTAATAGACAAGGTTAAGTTCATTAATGACCTTGTAAGAAGTGCTGTTAATACAGGTACAGCTATTGTTCGTGTAGGTTGGGAAACTGAAACTCAAACCAAAGAATACGAAGAATCTGTATATCAATATGTTACACCTGACCCTGAACAGTATCAGATGTTGCTTATGGCTCTCCAACAGATTGACCAAGAGATGCAACAAACTCAGGTAGAAACACCTAATGAAACACAAACATTTCAAGAGTTACCTGAAGACTTTCAAGAATCTTTGAGAGCTTCTTCTCAATACGGTAGACCTGTTATTGCTGTTAATACAGGTGAAACACAAATTGTCAAAGAAGAGGTCGTTACTAAAAACAGACCATCTGTCAAAGTTATTCCTAACTCTAGTTTGATTATTGACCCTTCATGTGAAGGTGATTTCTCTCAAGCTAGATTTGCTGTCTATAAATTTACTACAAGTTACTCAGAATTGAAGTCTCAAGGTATTTATAAAAATCTTGATGCTGCTTTTAATGTAGGTGTAGCTGACCTTCAAATGGACAGTACATTCTTAAATCAAAATGATGAAATCTATAGTAGAGAAAACTTAGATAAGATTAATAGCTTTAATTTTAGTGATAAAGCTCGTAAGAGAGTTACTGCATATGAATATTGGGGATACTACGATATTGATAAAACTGGTATTGTTCAAGCTTTTGTGGCTACTATCGTTGGTAATACTGTTATTCGTATGGAACGTAGTCCGTTTCCAGACAATAAACTTCCTTTTGTCGTTATCCCTTATTTGCCTGTACTTGGTTCTGTTTACGGTGAACCTGATGGTGAGCTTGTCAAAGACAATCAACAGATTATTACCGCTCTGACGAGAGCAATGATTGACATTAATGCACGAAGTGCTAATGCTCAAGTTGCAACACCTAAAGGTTTTTTAGATTCTGTTAATGCAGATAAGTTTAACAGAGGCGAAGATTATCAATATAATCCTATTGGTATGCATCCATCTGAAGCTATCTTCATGCATACAGCTAATGAAGTTCCTGCTTCTATCATGGGTCTCTTACAGCAACATTATGCTGAAGCAGAAGCTGCTACAGGTGTTAAAGCATTCCAACAAGGTATTGATGGTAATGCTTATGGTCAGGTTGTACAGGGTATGAGCCAAGCTATTACAGCAATGACCCAACGTGAATCTGACATCCTGTTTAGATTATCTCAAGGTTTGAAAGAAATTGGTAACAAGATTGTTGCCATGAATGCTATCTGGCTCAGTGAAGAAGAGACCATTGCAATCACTCAGAATGAGTTTCAAACCATTAGAAGAGAAGACTTAGCAGGTGACTTTTACTTAGATGTATCAGTTAAATCTAACAGTGAATCTGAAGGTAAAGCTCAACAATTAACCTTCTTAATGCAAACTTTAGGCAACAATATTCCTTTTGATTTGACTAAAATATTCCTTGTTGAGATTAGTAGACTGTATAATCTTGATACTATTACTAATCTTATTCAGAAATACGAACCTCAGCCTGACCCAATCGAACAACAAAGAGTTCAAACTGAAATGGCTGAAGCTGAAGCTAGGGTTGCTAAACTCCGTGCTGAAGAAGAATACTTCTTGGCTCGTAGTAACTTTATTCAAGCTCAAATGGGTCAGGTACAAGCTGATACTGACCAACGTAATCTTGACTTCTTGGAACAAAAAGAAGGCATTACACATGAACGTCAACGTGAAATTGTTGAAGCTCAAGCTAATGCTCAAAACAGAGGTAAGATTGCTCAAGAGCTTATTAAAGGACACAATAGTGCTAGAGTTGCTGATATTAAGGCTCAAGAAGCTAAAGCTAAAGCAGCTCAGCAAGCTAAAAATAAATCTGGTAACAAATCTAGTGGCTCTAAACCAAAGGTAAAGATTAATAGACAGACTGGCTTACTGAATCCTGAATACAGAGCATTGCCAAGAGGTCTACATATTGCTGATGGTTTAGGTAACTACATTAGAGGCGATAACCAACAATAGTTTTTTAACCACCATTAAGGACACGAAATGGACATCTTAACCAATGAGGGTAAAAACGAATACGAATTAACCGTAGAACGGTATCGTAAGAGTATTGAGTTAGGAGAGGCTTTAGAGCGTCTCTGTAACAACCCTGACTTTAAACTGCTGATTCTGGATAACTATCTACATGATAAACCTGCTGAATTAGCTAAAGTAATGGTTCTTGTAACACGAGAAGAATCTCGTAAAGACATTGCTAATGAAATTATCGGTGTAGGTGCTTTGTATAAACATCTATCAAATATCCGCAGCATGAGTCAGGATGCAAAAGTAAACTTGGCCGAAGCACAACGTATGTTTCAAGAAGGTGAAAACTAATGAATCAAATTGATTATGAAAATCCACAAGTACCTAGCCAAGAAGTACCAGAGGAAACTTCGCAACAAGTACCCGAACAGGTACAAGAAGTTGAGCAGGCTGCCCAGAATCAAGAGCAGTCATACGAAGATATTCTTAATATGCCAGACGACCAGTTTGACAAATTAAAACCTTCAGATTACGGTTATAATGAATCTAGTGATGGTTTAGTAGATACTGGTACTAATCCTCAAGAACAGGTTGAACAAGTTCCTCAAGAAGAGCAACAAGCTCAGCCTGAAACAGAATCCAAACAAGACGGTGTTAATTTTGAAGATTTTTACCGTCAAGTCACTGGTGAGTTCAAAGCCAATGGCACAACAATGCAGCTTACTAATGCTGAAGATATTGTTCGTGCAATGCAGATGGGCATGAACTATCAGAAGAAGATGCAGTCTATTAAGCCTCATCTTCGTACTCTGAAAACACTAGAGCAACATAATCTATTGGGCGAAGATAAGATTAAATTCGCTATTGATTTGTTGCGACATGACCCATCTGCAATCAGTCAACTCTTGAAAGAATCGAATGTTGATACTTATGATTTGCCTGATGTTGAAGAGAACCCCTACCAATCAAGCACAACTTTGGTGGATGAGCATCAGCTCAAATTTAATGACACCATTGAAGAATTAGGCGGTTATTCACACGGTAAAGACATTCTCAATCAGGTTCAAGGTTGGGATGATAAATCCACAACAGAGTTGTATGAAAAACCTCATTTGCTGTTAACTTTGGCTGAACAAGCAGAAACTGGTCTCTATCAAGATACTATGAGTATTATTGCTAGAGACAGAGCTTTGGGTAAAATCCCAGATACTATGACAGATATTGATGCATACGATTATGTTGCATCTACACTGTTGCAGAACGATGCACAAGGACGTTACAAGCATAATGTAACCACTCCTTCGCATCAACCAACCATGCAACAAGTAGTAGGTAACAACATTCGTCAAGGTGTTCAACAAGCTGCTCGTACTGCTCCTGCTGGTTCAAATATTACTAAAGGTGCAGCTAACAATCCTGTTAATACACGCATTGACGTATTAGACATTCTGAATATGAGCGACGATGACTTTAATAGTTTTGGCTCATATGAAGATATGATGCGTAAATTCAAATAATTTTATTTAGAAAGTTAAATCATGAGTGAATTGAATCCTATCCCTACTCCTGCTTATACCCCTACTTCTGCTCATAATGCAGATACTTTTACTCCTCGTGCTCATCAGCACAATGACCCTACTGGTGTGTTTGGTTTCCCTATTCCAAGCTCTATCGGTAATCAAAACAAAGCTGCCTTCTACATCAAATCAGTGATGGTTGAAGCTGCTCGTCAACGTAAATTTGGTGCTTTGGCTTCCACTATCTCTATGCCTAAACATCAAGGTAAACGTATTCGTGGCTGGCACTTCCTGCCTTTGCTGGATGACCGTAACATGAACGACCAAGGTATTGATGCTCGTGGTGTTCAAATCCGTAATGGTAACTTGTATGGTTCTACCAAAGACATCGGTAAGATTGTTGCTGCTCTGCCAGTAATCACTGAAACTGGTGGTCGTGTAAACCGTGTTGGTTTCCAACGCCGTGAAATCGAAGGTACTTTTAACTCATTTGGTTTCTTCTACGAATGGACTGATGAATTTGAAGCATTTGATTCTGACCCATCAGTACTGCAACGTATGTATCGTGAAGCCATGATTGGTGCTGAAAAAATCCAAGAAGATATGTTGCAAATCGACATTCTGAATGGTGCTGGTACTTTGATTTATGCTGGTGGTGCTATCTCTGATGACACTATGGATGATACTTGTCAGTTGTCTTATAAGACTCTGCAACGTCTTGACCGTGCATTGACTGCTGTTCGTACACCTAAACATACCAAAATCATTAAAGGCTCTACAATGACTGATACTCGTACTTTGACCAGTACTCGTTTCATCTTTGTTGGTTCTGAAGTGATTCCTTTGTTGGAAAATATGCGTGATAACTTCGGTAATCCTGCATTGATTAAAGCTCACCAATATGCTGCTGCTACTACCTTGTTGCCTGATGAAATCGGTGCAATCGGTAACTTCCGCTTCGTAGAAGTAGAAGAAATGAAGCATTGGGCTGGTGCTGGTGCTGCTGCTGACCCTAACAAAGGTATGTACTCTACTAACGGTAAATACGACATCTTCCCTCTGTTGTGTATCGGTGAAGATGCATTTTCTACCATTGGTTTCCAAACTTCTGGTACTGGTAATCATGGTAAAATCACCGTTAAGACTATGAAACCAGGTACTCCTACTCGTGATGACCCATACGGTAAAATTGGTCTGACCTCTCTGTTCTGGTACTATGGCATTATGTTCCAACGTCCAGAACGTATCGGTTTGATTAAAACTGTTGCTCCGTTTTAATTAAATGAATGCCCTCCATTTCTGGAGGGCAATAACCTTATCTTGTAATCTAATATAGGACACAAAAAGATGACTAAGCAACAACAAGCTAAACAAGAAATTCTTGACCAAGTAACAGCTAATGAAGAAATGGAATACTACAAGAACCAAGCAAATAGACTTGGTTTGAAGTATCCTGATAATGTTGAATTGGAAGCTTTGGCTAAGATGGTTAAAGCTAAAATTGAAGAAGGTAATGATAAAGTTCTAGGTAAGTCAGAAACTCTAACTTCTAAGTCTGCTAAGGTAGCAGAAGATGCTTTGAAACTCTGTCGTTTCCGTCTTCATGTATTAAATCCAGCTAAACAAAACTGGACAGGGGAATACATTACAGCAGGTAATGACTATATCCCTCATGTAACTCGTTTTATTCCTTTCCATGCACCTATTGATGGTTGGCATTGTGAAGAGATTATCCTGAGTGTATTACGTTATCGTAAATACCAAATGATGCAAGTTGACCCTAGCCAAATGGGTGTTAAAGCTCATGTAGTGAACGTCAACAAGAATAAACTATTGCCTGAGTTTGCTATTGAGATTCTGGAACAACTTACACCAGAACAGATTGCTGAATTGGCAGCAAGACAAGATGCACAAGGCTCTATTGATAAAGAATAAGTAATAAAGGACTGTTTGAATGGCTAGTCGCAAGCAATATGAAAAAGAAAGAGAAGTAGAAAAAGTCAAAGGCGTAGCCAAGTATGATAATTCTACTTATGGTACTGACTCTCCTGATTATGTTGCCATTATGGTTGACCAATCAGACAGTCCTACTTCTTTAGTTGAACCAATCCATCATCCAGAATTAGATAAGAAGAATACTCTTGTTACTGATTCAGATGTGCCTTGTGAAACTTTAAATATCTGTGTACCTAATATCAATGTACCAGAATCTACACTGAAGCTTACTGAAACCCTTATCAAAGATGATAAGACAGGTACTGTTACTGAGGCTGATAAAGAAGCCTCTAAAGCTATTGCAAAGTATGCTGATGATATTGATGAACTCAAAGATGGTTCATTAGCTACATCTACACCTAACCCATTAACTGTAGGTGATATTGCTTTATCAGCAGCTTCTGACTTGAGTGCATTAGGTTATCCTACACTTAATAAAGACAATCTCTCTGCATTTAGTGCTTTGGCTCAGATGAACAATCCTCTTGTTACTAAAGAAAGTGTTGCTTGTCGTCCAGAGACTGAATTACCTATACCAGACTTTACTGAATCAAAAGAACGTCAACAAGAAATTGATGACTTGTTGGCTAAACTTCAAGACCTAATTGGTAAAGATAATGCTATTATCCCTGACCCAAAACCTATTGAGAATAAGGAATTAACTGAACGTATTACTGATGGTTCAGGTACTTTTGACAATATCGCTACTGCGCTTTTAAACCAATTAGAATATGCTAAGAATAAAGGTTTGATTGCATCTGATGATGTAGCTCAAATTTATACTCAATCCCTTCCACAATCCATGCAAATAGCTGCTCAGTTTGCTCTTGAAAAAGAACAAGTATACTGGGCTAACCTTGTTGCTAAAGCTCAATATAACCAAACTAATATTGCAGCAATGCTGGCTCAAATTGAGCTTATGATGTTCCCTCAAAAGGTTAAACTGGCATATGCTCAATTAGATGCTCAATTAAAACAAATTGAAATTCTTCACTATCAAGCAGAAGTACAGAAAGCTCAGATTCCTCTTGTAGCTGCTCAAATTGACCAAACAAGAGAACAGACAGCCCTTATTTGTACTCAAAACAAACTTGCCTTAGAACAGCTTGCACAAGCTGAAATTGACCGTAAATTGAAACAAGCTCAATTAGATGGTGCTTTGTTTGATATTGAAACCAAGAAACAACAAGCTCAACAAAGTGCTGTTCAAACTCAGCTTCAACTGGTTCAAGTGGAACAAGCCAAAGAGCAAGTTAAAGTTACTAATACTCAATGGCAAGCTGGTGTTAAACAGCTCAAACTCATTGATGTACAAGTTAAACAAGCACAAGCTCAAATCAAGACTATGGCTCAACAACTGTTGCGTGATAAAGAGCAGACTCACTTGGTTAAAGCACAAACTGCTACTGCTTATGCTCAGTTGACTATGACTACTGAACAGATTAAAGCTGCTAGAGCACAGTACAGTGATACTATTGATGGTGCAGAAGTAGGTGGTTTGTTGGGTGCTCAAATTGCTGTACATAAAATGCAAGCAGAATGTTTTGACCGAGATAGCTATTACAAGTTCTTCTCTCAATTACAGTCTGGCTGGGCTACTAAGAAATCTTCTGACTTGGCTACACTTTCACCTAACTCGTTTACAGCATTTGGTTTGGATAGAGCAGTCAATTTCTATGCAACTAAATACTTTAATATGCCTAAGAATACCTTTGAGTTACCTGCTAATTACCGAGATTATCTGTCTGATGAAGAGATGGATGGTGAAAAAGCTACACCAAGTACTGATAAAGCTACTGTTATTCCGAAGGTTTAACTATGGGTATTCTTGGTATAAGTGCTCATAAGACTACTACTTATGGTATGCAGCAATTCACTCCTATGAATGGTGGGTGGATTGCTGACCCTGTTTCCACAGCCTCTGCTAGTGCTGTAGCGCAGGGAAGTAGTATTCCTGATAGTGTTAAGGATATGTTTGAATCTGGTGCTGGTTACCAGATGAGACATTATTATCAAATTGCTGCTCGTAGGTGGAAGAAAAGGCTTATTGAATGGGAGATGAAATTAGTATCTGCCAAAGAAAGCGTTATAAATAGTAAGTCTTTAAGTCAACAATTCCCTTCATTGCAACATAAACAAGTTAAGATAGTACAGAAAGACTACAACTATAATATTAATGGTGCTAAATACTTTTATGATATGCACCAATTAGGTTTACATGACTTTGATAATACAAGTATTGTCTTATCAGCTATTAGTCCTGCATCAATGTTAGGTAGCAATTTAAGCAGGTCTTGGGTTATTGGTTCAGACTCATCTAATAACAACAGACCTGCTATTTTGTTACATCCTGAAGATACAGCACCTTCTAATGTCACTGTAGCTAAAGTTGTAGCTTACACTCCTACTCCTTCTATGGGTGTAGTTTACTGGGAAACATCAGATACGCCAAAAGAATCTAAATATTTATACACCAGTAATTTATACATTGATGTTACAGAAGAAATTAATAACCTTACCATTGGTTCTGATTGGGTAGCTTTATCTCAAGTATCAGACTGGGAAGATGATGGTTTCTATATTGATAGAGCAGGTATTCATACCGAAGATAATTCTAAAATAGAGGCTCAACAAGAAGAATTACAATTAAGAACCAATATTGAATATAAAGTAGTAATTGAAGTTAGAAGAGAAGACTTAAAACTATACTACCGATTTCGTGTAGATAAATACGAATATACTAAAGAGAATTATATTTGGGCTACTGAAACTGCTGAATCAGAAACAGGCGTTAAAAAGTACTTTCTTGATTTAAACAAGATTAATGAATCTATTAAGAAAGTTTGGAAAAGCTCAGACCCTGCAACTAAATATACTTTTAAGCCATACCCATATTTACCAACTAAAGAAGTTGGTCATGAAATTATGAATTGGGATGAGTCTGCTAAATATACTAATGCAGTTAATGTTATAAATGGATTAGGTGAAGATGCAGAACAGTCTGAACCTGACATTGGTAAAGGTATTAGTAAAGAGCAGCGTAAAGAAGTCTTTTCTAAAAAAAGGAATAAAAAACCAGTAAAACCTGTATTAGAAGCAGAGACAGGTGTTGGAGCAATCTTTGGTGCTACTCGCCGTAATGAAGAGAGAAAAAAAGAATATGAGAAAAAATTAAAATACAGTGAACATTCTTCTAGAGCCAAACGTGTTGTAGCTGGTACTAGAAAATATGCAAGAAAAGCTAAACCTAAGGGAAACCTTATTAATAAAGGTGATAAGAAGTATTTAGAACTGTTAGCTAGTAGATTAGGGCAGGATTACGATTTTGTCTCAGCATCTGTTAATCAAATGCCTGATAAAGATAATGTAATGAATGCTGCTATGTGCGTATCTGTACCTTTTGGTTCTAACTTTGATGAAGCAGACCATTATTGGTATAAATACTTTGATAAGATGTATGACACCTTAGGTGATGGTGGTTATGCTCAGTTTGCTAATGCTGTAAATAGTTCACCTGTAGGTGCACTTGAAGCTAGGAACTTACCATATTATCGAATGGATTTTAATACGCCAAATGGACAATATGGTGGAATGATGAGCTTTGCTTATATTCGTAAATTCCGTATTAAAGGTATACTTCGTAAAACCAAAAGAGGTAGAGTTAAATACGAAATTAAACGAGGTATTCTAACTGATATTTTAAATGGTACTTCTGGTGAAATTAGAGATGTATTATTAAATCCTACCTTAGACCAAGTAGGAGATAAATATCATACTAGTAAAAATGGTAAAGAATATAACATTGGTGAAGGTACAGCTCTACGCTCTTTAGGAAGGTATTCTAAGGTTAAACCTACTTATACAAAATCATTTGAAAGTATAACTGAGAATCTACTAGACCCAGCTTATGATGCTTATGTTAAAAAGTTATCAGCAGAAATACATACATCTTATTCAACTTATATTGAAAAAATAAACAAACCATCTAATCCTGTTGTTGACCCTGCTGTATCTGTATGGGATTCAGGAAGAAAAGGGGCTATTTCTTTATTTAAAAGAAGTGGTTACAAAGGTGAGGAAGGTTTTGCTTTAGACTGGAATAACAATGTAAGTAGACTTATCTTTGAACGCTTTGGTTACACTTATATGTGTAAAAAAGTTAATGAAGAAGAAATAGATGTTATTGCTGTTGCTGGTTTAGTATTTGGTACATACAACAGTTATGATAACAGCTATAGCGAAGACCACATTCACGGTGTAAATATTGTATGTAGAGCCAATACCCAATTAGAGCTACATATTAATAGAAATAGAGCACACTATATTGATGGTATAAGCTGGAATAAAGTAAATGTATATCTTGAATACAACAGTGGTTCAGGTAAATATAGATACTCTCAGCAGATACGTCAGTTCTGCGTAATGCCTATGGATTATAAAGTTTATTCTAGACTTGGTTCTGCTTCTCAAGCAAGACTAGCACCTAGAGTAGTTCAACAGCAAATATGGCAGAAACAACGTGTTAGACAACTTAGAGGTTGGGTATCAACTGCTTTACAGGTTGTTGGTTTTATTATTTCTGGTTTACTTAGTGGATTTGGTTTATCAAGTGTAGGTTCATTACTACAGGGTAGTATTCAAGCATTTATACAAGTTGCTAAGCAAATTGTTACTAGTTTACTTGTATCTTTTGCTGTAGGACAGGTATTAAAACTTTTGATTAAAGTATTAGGAATTAAAGGTTTTATTGCTCTAATAATAGCTATTGCTGCTACTATGATTGTGTCAGCTTATGGTGGTTATTCAAACAATTCTGCGTTACCATTAGCCGCAGAAACAGCAACTCGAACAGTTGCTCAATCTGCTCCAGTGATAGCTAGTGAAGCTGCTAGACAAAGTATTATTCAGAGTATTGTAAACAGCATTAAGAGTAGTATTCAAAGCATTCTCCAGCAAACCCTCAAAGAAGCTATAAGCAATTCTATTAGGTTGGCTGATATGGCTGTCAAAACTGTTGCAGCAGAAAGAGCAGCTCAGATGCAAGCAGCTCAGAATGACTTTATTGAGAACCAACGTCAGTACCAAGAAGCCATGAAGTACTTGGATGACTTACAGGAATCTAACGAGAAAAGCATTCAGCCTTATGATGTGAAAGTTGTTTTAAACTCTCTAAGAAGTAAGTTACAGTTAGAAGTTCCTGATATGTGGGTAGAATCTAGGCTTATTACTGATAGTGCACAAGCATCTGAAAGTTACCTTTCAATATTCCTTGAGTCTAAATTAAACCTTGACCCTCTAGTATATGAGGCTGTAAGGTCTTTAGATTTCAGTCTTCAACCTCCTAAAATGGTATAGAAATATGGATTACACATTAAGCTCTTTAGTAAGACCTCAACCTAATAATGGTTTTACCTTGTATGGTCAGCCTGTAGGTAACTTTAATACTTTACCTATTCAATATCCTCTTACTGATGATTTGACATTATATGGTCAATCTACAGGATTTAGTCCTACACCTACAAACTTACAAGCAACTTTTGCTTCTGGCGTAGATGCGTTAGGTAGATTTGGTATTGGTAACACTACACCTCAACCTGCATTTGTTCCTAGAGCATCTGATTACACACCAATCCCTCAAGTTAATAATACTTCTGCTGGTTTAGGTGGTATTGGTCAAAATAATCGTAACTCTACATGGACAGGTAAAGACTGGGCTAATTTAGCTACTGCTGGTGTTCAGCTTGCTGGCTCTCTTGGTTCTCTATGGATGCAGAACAAGGGCTATAAAATAGCTAAGCAACAGATGGCTGAACAATCTGCTTTGAATAGGGCTAATTACAGAATGCAAGCAAAAGCTTGGAATAGCTCTCAAAGGGATATTGCTTCAGGACGTGGTTTAGCTGTAATGAGTTCAAGTCAAAAATCTGCTCTTGGTCGTCAAGCTAGAGGTAGATTAATTGAGGAAAGTTATTAATGTATGATTTCATGTATCCTGTCGATGATGTGGAATCAGATGTTATTGCAGAAGTGGCAGTACCTGAACTCTACAAAAGACGAAAAATTGAAGAGCAAAGACTAGCTCAATTAGAGCAGATAACTAAGTTATACACTCAACCTTTATCAGAACAGTTGAGTGCTTTAGGCAGACCTAAAGATTTAACTTATGAAGGTAATACTCAACCTGAAGAAGACTTTTCTCAATCAGATATACAACCTCCTTTTGCTTTAAGTAGACAAAACCCTGTTAATCAACCTATACCTATGGCTCAACAGCCTGTACAGCAAGCACCTGCTCAATATGTACAACCTACTGTAAGTGGTAATACTGCTCAACCAGTGCCTGTACAAAGTAATGGTGGTGGTAAAGGTTTGTCTCAAGGTGTACAGCAATGGAGACCTCTAGTTACTGAGATTGCTAATAAGTATGGTGTTGACCCTGATGTAGCTTTATCTATCATGCAAATCGAATCTCAAGGTAAGGCTGGTGTTAGAAATGGGAAAGGTGCGCCTTATGGTGGCTTATTCCAGATTTCTACTAGTATTAAAGGATGGGATGACCCAAGAGTTAATACTGAACACGCCATGAAGCAGATGGCTTCTAGAACCAATATGTTCAAGAAATCATTTGGTAGAGCACCTACAGCAGGTGAGTTGTATCTATTACAGCAACAAGGTGAAGGTGGTGCTATGGCATTACTTAATCCTAAGAATGCTAATAGACCTGTTGAACAAGTATTAGCTGAAGTTGGTGAATGGAAGCGTAGATATGGTGGAGACCCTAATAAGGTTCTTAAACACGTTGTTATGACCAATGGCGGTAAAGCAGGTATGACTGCTTCTCAATTTGCTTCTCAATGGGTAAATAAAGCAGATAGTATTTATGCTGGTAAAGGTACTCAACAAGTAACTAGTAATAACAGTCAGCCTACTCAACAACCTCAACGTAAAGTCTTGGCTCAAGAGACTAAACCACAATCTAAAAAAGAGTATAAAAGACAAATACTCAATGATGAAGCATCTAACATTAAAGCTCAAATGGATGAGATTCAGAAACATATGGGTTTACCTAATGTCAATCAGATTACACTTAATGCTTTACAAAACAGATACAAAGATTTAAAACTTAGTTATGATGCTATTAACAAAGAACATGGAAGAATCTAATTATGGCTAGTGCACAAGATTTATACAAATGGAATCCTCTTCATGGTGAGTATTCTGGTTATACCAATGCTATTAGAGCAGCTCAAACAATGGGTACTGCTATTGATAACTTAGGTGTACGACTAGGTGATGTGGGTAAGATGATGGCTGACAGATATGACAGAATTCAAAAAGAGAATACTGCATACAATACATCTGATGCATTAATTAAGCTGGCTCAAATTAATGACCCACAAAGCCTACAACAAGCTATACAGAATGGCACTCTTAATGCATCTCACTGGCGTGATTTGTATGGTAATGATTTTAACTATGAAAAGCTGGCATCTGCTGTAGGAAATCTATCAGGTGATGTTCTTAAAAGAGCTAGTGACTACGATAATTTGCGTGAATATACTCCTGAAAGTAAGCAAAAACTCGTTAGTGGGTATCAAGCTATTAATAATAATGACCCTGCTGCTTTATTTAAAACAATAAATAATGGTCAAAATTTTTCTAATAAAACTATCGGTAATCTTGCGTCTGGTATAATTAAGCAAGGTAATGATAGACTTGATTATGGCATTAAAAAACAAAATGCTGATACTAGTACTGCTAACGCTCAGTTTAACTGGCAGGGTAAAGTATATGATGATGCTATGGCTACAGTTAAAGCAGCCCAAGAAGAGGAAGCTAATGCATTAAAACAAGAGCAAGGTATACTTGGTCTTTTAAATGGATTTGGTTCTTTAGCAGTTGATGAACAAGGTAATTTACAGCCTGGTGAATTAAGTAAAGTAAATGCCTCTTATAAAACTGCTGTTGATTTTGGATACCCTGGTTCGCAACAAGATTTTGTTAATGATGTTATTAGCAGAAAATTAAGTAGAAATAGTTTTCCTCCTTCTCCTAATAATGTACGCAGTAACTTGGCAATACTTAGAGCGGCTTATGGTAATAATCCATTATTTGCTGGTATTTTATCTGCTACAGGACAAGCAGTTGAAAATACATCTATTGGTACAGTTAACCAACAACCTGTTCAAAATGGTCAACAACCACAACAAGGTACTAGAGTAGATGGTGTAAGTAATACAGCTAATGTAGCTCCTCAAGGTATTAGAGCAAATGATGGAAATGGTTCTTTAGGTAGAAATAATTTCAATGTAGGTACAGGTGTAAAAATTGGTGGTGAAGACCCTGATGCAATATTTAATTTAAGTGTAAGTCCTAGAACCAGACCTATTCCAGCAGGTTCTTTCCAATCTCATGTTGCACCTTTTGTGGATAATCTAGCTAACGGTAAATCATATAATGCTAGTGATAAAGGAGGCGTTGATTATAACGGTGAATTTAGAAGTTATGGAATCAGTCAAGGCGATGCTAAACAGTTACAACAAAGTTATACTAAAACTGTAGCTAAAGCTTCTGCACGATTAGATGAGGCTGCTTACGCTAAAATTAGAAGCACTATCGGTTTAAACAATAAAGGTGCAAAACTTTTAGTAGATACGCTTACATCACCTAAATTACCTAAGAAATTAAGTGATGAAGTAGGTGCTGATACTCGTGAACAGCTTATTTACCGACTTCAGAATGATTTAAATGGTAAGAATCTAAAACAAGCAGAAGAGTTGTTTACTCAATATTTGAACCCTCTTTTAGAGCATTCTTACACTAGTAATGATTGGTATGGTGAAACAGCAGATGTAAAAAGAAGGGCTTTAGAAACTGCTAGACAAACTGGATTTAACCCAGATAACTTAGCAAATATTCTTTCATTAGTTGCTAGTGGTTCACTTAAAGGTGATGAATTGAAGACTGCTGTTTCTGGCTTATCTATCATGACTCCTACTAATGCATCTTATGTCAGAGATATGATAAATACTCTGCGCGCTAATAAGGATTACTTTAACTCTATTGAGTTTAAAACAGCTATTTATTCTCATCTTATTCAGAATAAAGACTATAGAGGTAATCCTATATCTGTAGTTTATGGTAGAAATGACCTTGAACAGCAAGCCAAAGAAAAAGCTAGCAGAGACAAAAACATTGGGAAAAATGCAATAAAAGCTGCTATTTCTACTGCCAAAGCTAAGAAAGTATTAGAAGAGGCTCTATTAAAGCCTTCTAGATTCTAATTAAGCTATAAACCTACTAGCTAGACTAGTAGGTTTTTCTTTATGTAGTTATAATCGTCCTGTAAATCTAACACTAGGATAAACCATGAGTGACTATAAACAGCTCCGCCAATCAGCTTTGAATAGAAGCTTAAAAGATTATGCTTACAATGTTGTACCTACTGGTAATGCATACCAAGACTATGCAGTATCCAGAGGTATCTCAATAGACCAAGCTAGAGCAGACCATTTACAAGAAGTAGCTCTGAGAAAGAAAGCAGAGTTAGAAGGTGTTAAAGCAAAACAACAACAAGAACGTCAGTTGCGTATTTTAGCTGGTGAATCATCTGATAAAGTTAATAGAGAAGTAGCTATTGCAGAGCAAAATGCTTCTACGATGTCTGGTGCTCAGCGTCTTCAAAATGTAATGAATGGTGGTTATGACCCAGAGTTCTCAAGAGATTTGGATAATAAATCACCTGAAGAATTGGGTATGTTATATGGTGCAGAGGTACAAGCATTTGCTACTCAAAGAGCTAGAAATGAACTCTCTGCTATGGCTACTACAATGTCTAATAGAGGTGAACAAGGTTCTGCTCTTGGTTCTATTGTGCAAGGTGCAGCTCAAGGTAGTGTTAATCTGTTGAATACAGCTAATACACTTATTCATCAAGGTATTTCTGCTCCTACTGAAGCTTTGTATGACGCTGCTACTACAGATGAAACTTATGAATCTGCTTTGCGTAGAAAACGTGCACAAGGCTGGAAAGGTCATAATGAGAACCAAGAAGGTATTGATAATTTCTTTGGTCAGTTTGATTCTGAAGCTCAAGCCAATGAGAAGAAATCTGATATGGCTACAGGTCAGTTAGCAGAAGCTCTTCGTTTGCGTAACGAACGTCAATACCGCAATGAGACAGATATTGATTGGGATACAGCTAGAAAAGCAGCAGCTAAAGATGCTGACACATTGGATAATTACGGTAAGAACATCAGTAAAGACAAGTTGTTTACTGGTGTAGGTGAACAATTACCTCAATTAGCTCTTGCATATGTTACAGGTGGTGCAGGTAGTGGTTTGCTTAAAGGTGCTGGTACTGCTTTTGCAGGTAGAGGTGCTTTATCTTTTGCTGAAAAACAAGTTGCTAAGTTAGGTGCTGGTGAGCTATCTAAACTTGGTTCTGTTGGTGCATCTATTGGTATTGGTGCAGAAGCTGGTGCACAAGACTTTGTAGGTGCAGGTGCTGATGCATATAAAGCAGTAGAAGAACTTCCTCAAGAAGCATTAGATAAATCTCCTAACTATCAAAAATTGATTAAATCTGGTATGTCTCCTAAAGAAGCTAGAGAGGCTCTTGCAGTAGAGGCTGCTGATAAAGCAGGTACTAAATCTGGTCTTATTACTGCTGGTTCTGCTGGTGCATTAGGTTCTATCTTTGAAAAAGCTTTGTTTGGTTTGGGTGGTAAGCTCACTAAGAATAATGCCATTCTTGGTCTTGGTTCACCTGCTACTGAAGCTTTCTCTGAAGGTCTTGAAGAGTATTGGAACGTTACTGCACCTAAAGAAGCAGTCAATGATGTATTGGGTTATAACTACCATGCTGACCCATCTATCTACTCATCTTCAGCAGTAACTCAAGCAGCTTCTATCTCTGGTTTGGTAGGTGGTGCTGGTAATGTTAGAACTACTGCTTCCTTAGCAGGTCAAGCTATTATGGGTTCTAAACCTGCTCAATATATTAAAAATAAAGCAGAAGAGTATGTTGAGAAGAGAGCAGATGCTAAAGACAATGGTGCATCTACTATTGAATCTGTTGCTACTTCTTCTACTAATTCTGCTACTAAAAATGTAATGAATGACATCTTGGATTCTTTTGCACAAAATACAGGTAGAGACAGAGCAAGCTTTACTTCTAAAGATTATAAAGATTTCTCTAACTACTTTGCTCAAGAAGTAGCTAAAGCTAAAGCCAACAATGATACTCAAAGATTGGATGAACTGGCTGAAGTATCAGGCAGAATTCAAGAAGCTGTTAAACAAGATATTACTGACATTATTGGTCAAAAAGGTTTTGCAGACTTACAGAACTTAGCTGCTAAGTTTGCTGCTATTACTGACCCTAACATTCCTGATAGTACTAGAGAACAGCTTAAGAAAGACTTTACTGATTCTCTTGCCGTAGCTGAACAAGCCAATAAAGATATTAGACAATACTTGAAACTGCTTAACAGTAAATTCATTAAGCAGATTAATGACGAAGATGCTTCTCAAGCAGCAGATTTCGATATTTCTTCTGTTATTGGTTCTACACCTAAGAATCTGTCTTCTATCTTGTTCTCTGCTAATAAGAAAGTAAAAGACTTTATTCAAGCAAATCCAGACAAAGCATCTCAAGTTTTTGATGCTTGGTTCAATACTATTGCATCTAAAGCTAATAAAGACAGTATGGACACTGAAACCTTGAATGATATTAAGGGTAGTGTTCAGGATATGCTTGGTGCTTTGAAACAAAGTTCAAGCATGAACAATGCATTCACGCAAGTAACTGTAGATGCTGTCCAATCATTCTTGGATAGTATTGATGATACATTGTCAGATAAAGAGTCCAAAGCAGTCTTTGAGAAATGGTTAGACCCTAAGAAGGGTATTCTGTCTTATGTAGTAGGTGCTGAAAATAACCCTAACTTGTTGGATAGATTAGCAACATTTAACCAGACTCAAATTGCTAAAGTACAGGGTTTAAATAGCCTATTAAATAGTAAATCCGTCAAATTAGATGGTGATGGTAATTATGTAGTTGACCAAGTTGTACGTCTGCCTAACGGTAAAGTGTTAATGCAGCAAGATGGTAAGACAAAGGCTGTATTTAAAAAACCTGCTGATGTACAAAAATATCTTGATGCTGTAATGAGGGATTCTGATGATTTCTTTACAGTAACCAAAGATACATTTAGTGCTTTTGCTAAGAATAATCAGACATCTGGTAATACTCAAAGTACTGGTTCAAACCAAACTAACCAATCCTCTAATACCACTAATAATGCTGGTAGTAGTAATACTGGTTCGTCTACTGGTTCTACCCAATCTTCTGGTACAACTAATAACCAATCAAATCAAAGTAATACCTCTAGTAGCACAAACACTACCAATAATACTAGTAGTGGTAGTACTTCTAATGCTTCATCTAATACCACTATTACTGGTTCTACTAATTCATCTACAAACAGTTCTACTATCAATAGTAAAACAAACTCTAGTAAACAACCTAAACAAGGTGATTTATTTGATGATGTAGAAGAGAACTCTGAGCCAATCATTGCAGAAGATAAATCAAAAACTAAATCTGAACCGAAATCTAAAGCTAATAAAGAGGCTTCATCTAAGACTACTGATGACACCCAAGGTGATTTGTTTGAGGAAGTTAAAGAAGAATCTGAACCTATTATTGCTGAAGATAAGACTAAGGCTAAAAAAGATGAGAAAACCACATCAGAAACCGCTCAGGATGAGCAGGAAGCTACGTCTAAGGAAAAGTCTAAGGAAACCTCTAAGACTGAAGAGAAAGCCTCTAAAACTGAAGCTAAGGCTGAAGAAAAGGTAAATACTTCTGATGGTTTGATTAAAGATTTAGAAGACTCTGGTTTAATTATTAAAGATTCAAGTATTGTAGGTGAAGTATCAGCTCAAGACAGTAACTATGTATTCTCAGGTGGTTCTTTAGGTGCAGAAAGTATTTGGACTGCTATGTTAAATGCAGGTAAAAGTATTTCTGCTGACAAGATTGCTAACTTTGTAGCTGAAGCTACTGAACAAGTTATTGGTACTAACATCATACTTCACACTGATTTTAATGATAAATTAGCAGACAATGTTCGTAGTATTCTTGAAGACAATGCTGAAAGTTTACCTCAACGGTTTACTGACAGAGTAGAAGAACTGATTAAAGCATCTGAGGATGCTCTTACACCACTAGAGATTAAAACAGCTAACAAACATCTTATGGAAGCCCTACAAGTTATGTGGGCTACTAGTGTTGTAGCTGTAGCTCCTGTTACTGGAAATATTCAATCTAGTGTATTGACTACTATTGGTTTGGCTCTCCGTAAAAAAGCACCTGTTTATGTATTGGATACAGTTAGTGCTAATTGGTATCAAGTAACTGGTTTTACTAAAGATGAACATAATAATTATATTTATCAAGCTAATAAAGTTAAAGGTGGTGTTCCTCCTAGCAATTTGTTGAAGAATGGTTCAGTTGCCTTTACAGGTACTCAAGATAAATTAGCAGATAACAAAGCAACTATCGGTAGAATGGCTGAGTTTGTTCAATCTCTTACAGGTAAAAACTCTAAAGTAATTAATGAAGCTTTGAATGAAGCTTTGGTAGAAGCTGGTTACACTGTTGATGAGGGTATCTACAAAGCAGATGAGCAAATTAAAGTTGGTGTTGAAACTGTTGTTACTCCTGTAAGTGAAGTCAGCAAAGATGCTACTGAAAACTTTAGAAGTGAAGTTGCTGATAAATTCTTTGAAGCCACTAAAGAAAAAGATGATGCTCTGCAACTGAGTATTAATGCTTACAAATCTGGTTATTTCATTGAAGGTGATTCTTTTTTGGATAAATACCAGTCGGGTAGTATGAATGCCTACACTAAAGCTTTGGAAGTAATTGCTGATATTGCTAATGCTTCTAAAGAAGACAAAGCTTTGGCTATTCAAGAATTAAATCCTCAATTAACTGAAGAAGAAGCTACTGAACTCGTTGAGAAAAATTCTAAAAATGTAGATGATATTCTTAATGCTATTAGAGAAGCTTATATTTTGGTTGAAAATAAGTTTGCTACTTCTAAATTGAATCTTGACCCAGAACACATCATTCAATTATCTGGTGTATTGAATTTCTACGGTAAAGATGAAGAAGGTAATTATGTATTACCTAAATCATTCTTGATGGCTACAGCAGTAGGTCTGACTGATGCTATTGCTTATGGCTTAAGCGGTAGAACAGAAACCAATGATAATACTATCGAGAACTCTGGTATTAGCAGTGATTCTGTTATTACTACTAGATTTAACCCTGATGTGATTAATAGTAAAAAAGCTGATGGTACTCTCAAAATTGATAAAGCTACTTTTGAAGAGCGTCCTTTAGAACGAAATGATTTACCAAGACTAGGTACTGATAAAGGTACTTTGATTAATGAGTTAGGTAAGTTCATGCAAAAACGTCTTGGTTTGAAGTTTGACGCTTCTACACCTATTGATGCTAAAAAAGGCATGACTTCATCTCTTGGTATTGAATTGTTTAATCTGATGCAAGAGAAATATCTGATTAGAGATACTAGAGTAACAACTGGTGATTTGTCTATGACACTCTCTAAGATGACATTCTCTGGTGCTCCGTCACTGCATATGCCTCATTCTTATGACTTGGCTTTACGTCAGTTGATTCATGAAACTCTTAACCCTAATAGTGAATATGCTATTTATGACCAATATCGAGATGGTGCTGTAAAAGTAAAAAATCAGTTTGAGTACCGTACAGCAGAAGATGTTAGAACTCGTTTTGCTAACTTGAACTTCACTAATGCAAACCTTAATCCTGAAGCTGCTTTGGTTTCAGTAGTGAAAGCTACAATTAATCCTTTGTATGAGAAAATCCTTTCACCAGACAGAATTCATGATAAGGGCTATGCAGTTACTGCTAAAGGTGAACCATCTCCTTTCTCTGGTACTTTTAATAAGAAAGTTAAACGTGAACCTGAAGCCGCTAAAGAAGCTAAGAAACGTCAATCTGAAACTCCATTTAAAGTAAATATGGATGCTTTGGCTCTCTTTAAGGCTAACCCTAATATGTTCTTGCGTACTATGGGTTACAAAAATCTTGAAGATTACAAAGATTCTATTCCTCAAGTTAAAGAGAGTATTTCTAGCTTTAATAGACAGCTTATCGGTCAGATGGAAATGGTTAACGAGATTTTGGAAGATATGGCTAGAGCAGGTTTGAAACCTGAAGATGCTTATCTCTACTTCCAAAATAAAACAGTAGCTAACCAACGTTTAATGCAGGTAAGCAGTTTTAATCCACAATCAGGTAAAGTATTGCGTGAAATTTTCCAACCTGTTGCTGAACCAATCTCTGCCGAAGAAGTTAGAGCAATGGCTGATGAGAATGGTAATGTAGAGCTTACTGAAGGTTATGTAATGCCTGTTGATGTTTTAGAGGGCTTTGCTAAGGATTGGGAACATGGTATCCAGTTAGACTCTGATAGAGACCTTGTTGGTGACATTAATCGTGTTGCTGACATTCTTAAAGCAGACTTTGAGAACAAGACTATTACTGAAACTGATGCACAAACCAGAAACCAAAGAAACTTGTTTATGGCTATGGCTCAAGGTTTAGGTATTAAAGTAGAGCGTATGACTGAGCATAATGCTCTGTATAAGCTTGCCTCTAAAATTAATACTAGTCTTATTCAAGACATGATTGCTGTACAAAGAGCAGCATTGAATGGTGAAGAAGTTGTTACAGATGAAGAACTGGCTAATGAGTTTGTGAAAGAGTTTGGTAATGGCACTAATAGAGCATTTGCAGCTATCAGAGCCATCACTCAATACCTATATCAACCTAATGGTAAGTTTGATTCATATCTATTTTTTGAGACTGATGGTATTACTAATGGTACTTCTAACTATACTGCACAAGACGGTACTCATTCTGTTGATTTCTTGCGTTCAGTTGGTATCTTTAGTGGTAGCTTCTTATTGAAACAACTTGCTTCTCTTCAAGAGAAAGGTATTGATGTAGCTACTCTTCCAGCAGATGAAGTATCTAGGCTGGTTGGTGGTTTAGCACCTGTATTAGAGAACCATGCTGTACAAGATACTTATGAGAAGATTGCTAAAGCTATTAATGATGTAATTAGTCATTATGACTTAAATACCAGAGCTGATGAATATATGTTCGAGTCTGGTAAAGATACGCCTCCTAAGTATAAAGAAATGATGTACAAGATTCTTTCTAAAGAATTTATTGACTCTAAGAACTTGTTTGACTTGGTTAACAATAATGAGATTATGGCTATTCTAGAGTACAACTCCAAAGCCCCAGGTACTCATATTGCAAACCTTATCAATACAATGACTAAGACCTTTCCTCAAATTGCAGTAAGACAGCCAGAAGCTAAATTGAAATTTGGTAATAAAGAGTATTCTCCGAGAGAAGTTCTACAAATGCCTCTTACTGATTTTGTTGAGAATATTACATCTGCTATCTCTGTAACATCTATTCCACGTTCAGTAGCTAAATCTCCTGCTCAACCTTTAACTTATGGCGGTGGTACAGATGGTATTCTGAACCAGTTGTTAGGTGACTGGAACTCCTCACTCATTGATTTGGTTGAGAAGACTCGTAAGCTTACTGCTGAAGGTAGTCCTGAAGCAGAGAAGTACCAAAATTTGATTGAAGCATTGAGACCTACATTTGGAGGTGAAGTTGTCACTAAGGATATGGGTGATGCTTATTACATGGGTAAACTGGCTAACTCTATTATTAAGAGAAGTAAACAATCAGTATCCGACAATGTTGGTAAAGATACCGTTACGGCCTCTAAGCAAGTGTATGAGCCTCTCATTACTGCTAGACAAGTTCTGACCAACTTTGCAGATACTCGTGTTGTGCAGGCTTATATAGAGCTTACACAAGCTACTGCTGACTGGCGTATCAAAAATGGTGAGAAAAATGGTTTGACAGAAGCTGACCCAGAATGGTGGTTGTATCCTGATGCTAAAGAGTATGGCAGGATTGAACGTAAAACTTATGATAATGCTGGTTTGCCTACTGCTTTAACTGATATTAGTAAATTCGGTAGAAAGCTGTCTGATGAGCTTAATTTGGTTGGTGATACTACAGCAGTCAATCCTAATCTTAGTATTGTATCTCCTACATCTACTGCTCAAATCAATGGAGAATATCGAACCAGAACATCTTTGTCTTTTGCTCAGAATAAACACATTACTGCTGTAGGTGCAAAAGTACTGACTAACTCTTTGGTTTCACGAGAGACTGTTGTACAGGATACTGTACTGAAAGCAATGGACAGATTAGGTATTCGTTTCTTGAACGTATATGATGGTCTGGATGCTTTGTGGGAAGCTGCAAAACTCTTCTCTAAAGTAACCAATGAAGCATTCTTTAATGCTCATGCTGACAATAATATGTCCAAAGAACAGTATCAATCCATGATTAATGCAAACATTATGGAAAATACTATTCCAATTTTAGATAAGAATACTGTAGATGCTATTCTGACTAAAGCTGGTTTCACTATGTTTGCAGATATTGATGCAAAAGGTGTTTATGCATTTAGAGCTAGAGTATTAGATGCAAGTAAGAACTATACCTTAAAAGTAACACCTAATGAGCTTAAAGCTTTAGCTAGACACTTTAAGTCTAGTGAGTTGCTCACCCCATCTGTTGTACAAGCTCTTGAGTCAGGCAATGAAATTATTCTTGATGGTTCAGTGTTAGGTAAGCTTATTGTTTTCTTTGGTACTGAAGCACAAAATATGTTTGTAGATGAGACTGGTGATTATATTTCTAGTACCTTACCTGAATTGCTACCTATTCTTGAATATCATGAATCTCTTAAAAAACTGAGAGATATGCGAGAACAAGGTATCAAAAAAGAGGTTATGTATAAGTTATGGGAAAATGATGTACCTATTCTTATTGGTACATTTGGTGGTACAGGTACTGGTAGTGCTATTAACTACAATGAGAAAACAGTAAATAATCTCTTGAAATTAAAAGAAGAGTTTATTGCTTATAAAGAATCTAATCCTAAGTATCCAGTAGGTTTTAATGATTTTATTCTTTCAAAAAATCATTCTTTAAAAGATAAAGTTGATAAGTATAAGAAAGAAGCTGAACAAGCTTATCCACTTCCTACTGTAAAAGAGGATATTCTTAGCTTAAGAGATGAAATCGTAACTACAGTTGGTGAGATTATTACTGATAAAACCAGTAAGTACTTTAGTGAGAGATTCAATTCTTTCTTAGTTAACTGGGCTAAAAAGCTCAACTTACAAGATACTAAGGTATATACTGACTTTAATGCCTTTGCTACTGAAGCTAAGAGACAAGGATATGATTTAAATGGAGCTAGTGCTGTTGATATTAATGGTGTTGCTCTTGATGGTGTTGGTATCTTTATTCATAACAAAGACCATACTCCTGTTTTGAATACTCTGAACCATGAGCTTATCCATGTAATTATGCAGAAAGCTTTGAATAACCTCTTCTCTATGGATGAGGCTAGTAAAGCATTCAGAAGAGCAAATCCTGACTTTGTTGCTACGGGTCAAGTGCTGATGAGTCACATTCAAGACTTGGCTCAAACACTCAAAGATGAAACATTCTTAGGTAATGAAGTAGCAGGTATTCTTAACCTGTCTGCTGCTGAAATTGCTACTTACAACGATAAACGAGTAGCTATTTTGGCACTTGCTAAGAAATTACAGAATCCAGCTTTAAATGCTAATGAGAAGTATACTGCTGTACAGGAAATCCTTGCTTATGCATTTACTGAAGATAACTTAGTAAGCCGTATTGCTAATACTTCTAATGCTAAAACAAGAGGTAGTAGTGTATGGCAAAAACTCTCTAGCAAACTGAAACGTGCATTGAGTAACTTGCGTAATAGTTTTATGCAGTTATGGTTTGGCAAAGATGTCAAAGGTAAGGACTCTCTCTTTGGTGATATGCTTGCAGCTATGTATAAATTAACTGAACAGGCTGAACAAACAGATAACACTGGAAACATTAATCCAGCATTGTTCTCTGCTAACAGAAATCCTGCTAAGGACTTTGTGCAAGATTTGATGAATAGATTATCTGCTAATCCTGCTTTTAATTCTTTTATCAATCAAGCTCAACCATCAGCTAATAAAGTAATCTTTGCTCTGTCTGGTGATTTAGTTCAAGCATTACGCAGTAAAGGCATGACTATTGACCCAATTCAAGAACGTGGTATTGCTATGCTATCTAATGTATATCAATCCCTGATGGACACTGATAGTAAGTTCAGTACTTTGGCTAACTCTATCCTGTCTGATATTTATGATAGTGAAGATTTAGAGAACACTATTCCTCCTCAAGTATTTGAGGTAATGAAAGACAAAGTAAGAGGTAATACAGCTCAAACTTTGGCATTACTGACTGTTCTCGATGAAACTGGTTTAATCAGTAATCTTGCTGAAACTGATGAAAGTTTCTTGGATAGAGTAGGTAAATCTATTGAAGACTTCTTAGCAGGTAATAGCAAGGGTAAAGCATCATTTGAAGACCAGATTAGATTCTTGGCTCAAACTGCTGTTGATTATGACTATGCAAACACTTCATATTTCAACTTCAATAATGATGCTCTTAAAGAAGCTATGAAAGACTATGATGACAGATTGAATATTGCTAGTAATGTTTCCAATCTTGCTTCTAAAACTCCAAAAGAGTTCGCTACTCTGTTGAACGGTATTATGAGTGATTGGGCAATGATGCCATTGGAAGGTAGAGACGATACTGACAGCTTGTTTGGTAAATTTTTACAGACTTACTTAGAAGAAAGAATCAAAGACAAAGGTCGTATTGATACAGTTGGCAGATTGATTCGTTTGTTTATCCAACAACGACATGACACTAAAGGTATCTATGCAATGAGAGCTGCCTTTGCTTCTACTTTGGAACAAGTAAGGGAACGTAACCGTAAGTCAGTACCTAATGTTATCCATGCTGCTTTCTTGCAAGAAGGTGTGAAGATTAATGCTAAGACTGACAAGGTTATTGCAAATACTCTTTTCAGAACTTCTGCTTACAATATCTTTAATGCTAATCCAGCAAACTTTAAAGAGTTGTTAGAGGACTCTACTAAGCGAAAAGATAAGTACGATGACCTTCGTTTGGATTTGGCTAATGAATTGGCTAAATTAGGTTTACAGCCTGAATTAGAGAACTTCATTCATTGGCAGGCACAAGGCTTAGCTGATTTGCAGATTAACCGTACTGCTAAAGCATTTGACTCTTCAGTGCCATCTCATTTCATCTTGCCTAATGCTAGAGCCATTGCATCCATTCCATTGGATAAGAGCTATCGTAATGGTAAATCCAAGAAAGATTTGATTGATGCCCTGTCTCCTATTATTGAGCAAATGGTAGCAGTTAAATCTTTGGATAATGTACTGAATGCTAATCCAGAAGCTGCTAAAGAAATGGCTGAGCTGTCTCAATACAAAGCTTTTAGAACCATGATGCATCAAGCATATGATATTAACCATATGGGTGATAAATATGATTTGAATGGTACAGAGGGTATCGTTATGAACAAACGAAATCCTAACCAAGATATGCAAGTAGTTAGGTATGGTTCTAAGAGCTATGATGAATTGGTAGACATTGGCTACCGTGAGTTAAAGACTATTGATTGGATGGGTAAGGAATACTCTGTAATGTTTACAGATACCAATCCTATCACTGGTTATCAGACTGGTTCTTTTGGTTTTGCTGACGATACTAACTTTGGTACTAACATTAATACCGGTGAAAGCTTACGTTCTATTGCAACCTACGTTAATGACCCTAACCTTAACATGGAAAAAACCATGCAGAATGTATTTAAATCTTCTCTGTATGACAGTAATTTCTACGAAGAGATGACTGAAGTATCTCATGTTAAACCATTGGTTTATGGTGATGGTTCATTTAGAGGTATCTCTCTAGAAGTTGATTCTGCAACTGTAGAAAATACTTTCCAAACCACTGAAGAAGGTATTAGTGCATTAGGTAATTTGCAAGGTCGTTATTTTGAACAAGAGTATACTGCTAAAGTAAATGCTAAAAATGCCAGAGAGCTTATCAATATGTATCAGAATACTAACCGTAAGAGTGAGTGGATGATTCTTGATGGTAAAGTAAAGCCTAAGAGTAATAAACCAGCAGATATTCAATATGCTAATACTCTTAATGATTTCTACAGTAAATTACCTGATAGTACTAAAGCAGAGTTCCATCATTTAGGTGGTTTGCCTATTCGTAAGAGTGAAGTAGATAATATTGTTGGTTACAATCGTATTGATATTATGAATCTCTATACAGGTAAGAGTACTCTGCCTAACAATGTACAACAAACCATCAGAGATGTTCTGGGTGCATTTGGTGTTAACAAAGACACTCTCAAATATCTGAAGACTGCACAAGATGCTTGGGCTGGTACAGTAGGTTATATGAAAGAACTTATCCTAATTCGCTCTGTCGCAGTTCCTGTTCAGAATATGGTTTCAAATGTTATTCATTTAGCTAACTGGAACATTCCTCTGAAACAGATTAGAGACAGAACTAGAGTAGGTATTGCTGAAGCCAAGAAATACACCAACAATCGTATTAAACTGGCTGAGCTGTATGTCCAAATGCGTGACCCTAGCCTACCTACCAATAAGCGTAATATGCTAGAAGCTCAAGTAAAACACTTGTCAGATGCTTTAAATAACTCACCTATTCATCCATTGGTAGAAGCAGGTATGTTCTCTAATATTTCATCTGCTGCTGGATATGAACAGCAAGGATTGGATAAAGATTTCACATTCAGAAATACTTTTAAACAAAAATTAGGTATTGAAGAATTGATGGAAGATTTTGATAATTCAGGTATTGGTAGAGCAGTTAACAACATCCTGATTAGTGAGGGTTCAGATACTTTTGCCTTTATGGAAAAATCTCTGGACTATGGTGACTTTGTAGCTAAGTTTGTTTTGTATGACTACTTAACTAAAAATAAAGGACTTAAATCAAAAGAAGCATTGAGTATCACATTGGAAGAATTTGTGAACTACTCAATGAATAGAGGAGCATTGTTTGATTATGCCAATGCTATGGGTCTGACTTGGTTTATGAGTTATGCTACTGGTATCCAGAAAGTAATTTGGAAAATGGCTAGAAGACAAACCAGAAGAACTGCTGCTATCTATGGCTTAGGTAAAGTTACTGGATTCACTACAGTTCCAATGGGCAACCCATTAGATAAGTCATGGGATTATGCAACTAGTCCTTCAAATATACTAGACGGTGTAGAATCTCACTACTTACACAAAGTGTTTAGTTGGTTCTAAAAAGAAAGCCCCTAGAGAAATCTAGGGGTTTATTTTTAACTTAACATTGCTTGGAGAGCTTCTTTAGAAGGAATGAAAATAATACCAATTAGGCTAATAAAAAATAGTTTTTTGAATGTACTCTTCTGACTCTCAGACATATCACCGAAGTTAAATAAAATACAGAATAGTGAAAAATAAAAGAGAACATTGCACAAAAAGTCTATTGAATGGACGATGCTAATTAACCATAGGTTCATAGTTTATTTCCTGTATACTGGTTATTTGAAAATTAGAAGATAATATTTTATAAAGAACTTACTATCTTCAACCTCTTCTTTAATTATTTCTAATGTTACTGTTAGCTTATCTTTAGCTGAGCCTTGAATCTCCTCATTGACTAGCCTTGGTTCAATGATAGTGGCCATTCCCAAAAGGAAGTATAACGGGATAACACCTACTAATCGAAGTACAGCCATCATGATAATCCAAAATTCTGCAACTAATAAGATGCACACAAAAGGCATTAATAAAATATAAAAAGGTAACACCAGAAGATAGTATTTCCAATCCTTCATAATTTACTCTCCATCTTTATAGACAAGGTTAACTAACCATATAACGGCTATCACATATACTAGTATTGCAATTAAGAACACTACTTTGTAAGTATAGGCAATGATACCTGCTACCACAATAGCAAACGGTAGCCAATTCTTCATGGTTATTCACCTGAAAGGTTCAGATGTAAGTTAACTGCTTGTTCTTCTGGTGTTGGTTCAGTAGGTTTAACTGCTACTTCTTGGTATACAGCATTACCTTGAATGCGATTACGAACATCTTCAGAAGCTTCAGCAAGCTCTTCATCAATCTGTTTCAGATTGCCTTTAGGGTCAGTAGCTAGCAGAGTAAGCAAGTGTTGTACTTTATCCAAATCTTCTTGGCTCAGTGCATTCACTTTCTTTTCTTTGCGTGGTTTAGGCATGATGGTCATATCTTCCATCTGAGTGAAGATGTCGATATTGTAGGTACGGTCTGCACCATCTTTAGATGTTTCCCAACCTACTTTGAAGTCTGCTACTTCAGTTGGTACATTCAACATCAGATTGCAATACAGTTGCAATGCGTGTTTGATTTCTTCTTGGGTTAAGTTGATTTTCATGGTTCACCTTTCTTGAGTAAAAAAAAATGAGAGAACCGAAGTTCTCTCTAAGTCATCGTTACTATGGAGTATTAGATGGCAGGGGTTAAATGGCACGCCTACTAGGACTCGAACCTAGAACTAGCCCTTCGATGGGATACAGGGTAGAAGCCTGCTGTTTTATCCAATTAAACTATAGGCGCATATTAAAAATCTATTTAGTCTAGTCTCGCATCTATGAAAAACAAATACCGTATCTTGTGTTGGTCATAGATAAAAAAAAGTTAAACGAAAGTTTTGCGAGACTAGGCTAAATAGACCTTAGTCCAGCTTACAGTGTACTGGGACAGCTAAACTGCCTGCATTACTTTTACGAAGGATATATTTATGAACAATTCAATTCAATTTGAAATGTATGGATAGTAGATTAAGATATTTAAAACCACATCATACCAGATGGTTTTATCAGGACATTCATCTTTCCTAAGTGAAAGGAGGCAAGCCATCAGGATTAGCTGAATGTCCTGCGAACGAGGTGAATTATATTTCAATGTTCTCAAAGTCGTCAACACTTACTTCAGCATTGATTTGTCCTACAACGTAAGATGTAATCTCTACTTCTTGAGGTGCTACCTGAACATTGTCAGATGTCAGCCATGCATTAATCCAAGGGATTGGATTAGAGGTAGCATTAGGAAAGATTGATTTCATTCCTACTGCCTGCATACGGATGTTTGTGATGTATTCTACATATTGGCTCAAAATCTCTTTATTCAAGCCAATGGTTGAACCATCCTTAAATAGATATTCAGCCCAGTCTTTTTCTTGCTCTGCTGCTGTAATGAAGATTTGATAGCATTCTGCTTCTACTTCTTTAGCAATCTCAGCAAATTCAGGGTCATCTACACCTGATTTAAGCAGATTAATCATGTGTTGAGTACTGGTTAAATGTAAGGCTTCATCACGAGCAATAAGCTTGATAATCTTAGCATTACCTTCCATCAGTTCACGTTCTGCAAAGCTGAATGAGCAAGCAAATGATACATAGAAGCGGATAGCTTCTAGTACATTTACACACATCAAGCAGAGATAAAGCTTCTTCTTAAGCTCTCTCAAAGACACTGTAATGGTTTTACCATTGATTGTATGAGTACCTTCACCGAACAAGTTGTAATACTGAGTGTACTCAATCAAATCATCGTAATAGCAGGCAATGTCTTTGGCTCGTTTGATGATATGCTCATTATCCACAATATCATCGAACACAACCGAAGGGTCATTTACGATGTTTCGGATAATGTGTGTATAACTACGAGAATGGATGGTTTCAAAGAAGCTCCAAGTCTCAATCCAAGTTTCCAATTCAGGGATAGAAACCAAAGGCAACAATGCTACATTAGGGCTTCGTCCTTGAATAGAATCAAGCAAAGTTTGGTATTTCAGATTGCTGATGAAGATATGCTTTTCATGCTCAGGCAAGGTAGCATAATCTCTTCGGTCTTTAGATACATCAATCTCTTCTGGTCGCCAGAAGAATGAAATCTGTTTCTCAATGAGCTTTTCAAATGCTTCGTATTTCTGCTGGTCATAGCGAGCAACATTGACTGGCTGACCAAAGAACATTGGTTCTAGTAAAGCATTATTCTTGGTTTTAGAGAAAGTACTGTAAGCCATAGTATCCATAAGATTTCCTCAATAAAAAAGAACCAACCCACATAAGTAGGTTGGCTAAGTCGGTTGGAAATTAAAGGGTACTGCTATTCTAACTTAGTTTCTTCATTTCGTAAAAGGGAAGCTGTAACTACTGCTTCTGCTGTTACGATTTTATTAATAGCATTGGACAGAATCATCTGTTCCATTTGACTATCTGCTTTCTGCATAGCAGCATAGCAAATATCTGCTGTAGCAGCTAAAAACAATTTTGCATTACGAATATCATAACGTGGTTCTTTAGGGTCATATTGAACCAAGTTACGACCAAAGGTACTGTCTTCTTGTTCTTGGTTCTCTACTGGTTGTTGGGTTGTTTCGGACATATTGTTACCTCTACTCTAGGGTTGTCTTTATCTACTGAACCATAAGTATAAGTGATTTCAGGTAGATGATTAAAATTGTCGTCTGGAAGTTTACCTGATTCAACTAAAGCATCACAAAGAAACTTATCCACTACTGTACATACATTAGATAAATCAAATGCACGTTTAGTAGCAGGGAATACTCTGTATTCTATACTTACTTGGTTCATAGATGGAAGCTTATCAATCTGAGGCTTCATCAAGTCCTTGTAAGCTACTTTAGCTTTATTCAGGATAATATAATGGGTATTTCTGTATTGGTTCAGATTGAGTCTGAATCTATACTCTTTACCAGTCTTCTTAGAAGCCCCATAGACGACCTCTAAGGGGCTTTCTAGCTTAAAGCAATGGTTAGGCATTAGCCAATGTTCAGAGCCATGCTAGAGCCAGCTTGTGAGCTTGCAGAGCCTTGTACTTCTTTGTACTTGTCGTTGACTTTACCATTCCATTTTTCAGCCCATTTAGTAGCAAATTCAGGTGCTGCATTTGCCTTGGATTCTTGCAAGGTGTATACGCCATTGTCTTTCAGGACAAATACACGGTCAATTTCATTGAAGAATGTTTCTTCAGGTGATTCACCGTAAGAACCGTCTTGCAATTTCACACGTTTGTTTGCACGGACTTTTTGGATACCCAATGCAACTTTAGCACCTGCCAGTTCAATCAGAGCTTGTACTTGAGTAGGTACTTCTTTGCGTTGGTTGAAGTCATAGATAGGCAGAGTACGTTCGGCAATTTCAACGTTAGGCAATTCTTTGCCAGTAGCGGCATAAACCAAAGCATTAGCAAGGTTGAAACCAGGCAAGAAGTGTTTTTGACCTGATTTGTCAGTGTAGTAGGCTTCTTTCTTTTTGTTGGTGATGTAGAAAGTACGGTTCAATGGGTAACCGTTTTCACCTACTTTAAAGGCTACAGAGATAGCTTGAGCACCGCCTGAGCTTACATGACCGTAAGCATATTCGATGGTTGCTTGGTATACACCAGATTCCAGCAGTTCAAAACCGCCAAGTTTGTCTTCTTCGACTGCTACATCATTTGCGATGTTAATATCATTCATATTAAACATAGTTTATTCCTTTTCTTCAGGGTAATAGAAGTTTTCTAAGTGGTCTAACAAAAGTTGGACATCGTTGTCCATAAAGATTTGGTTTGGATTAAAACAACCCAGAGGGGAACGAATACGACTATCTGCAAGGTCTTTAGTCACATCTAATTGGAAGACGTGTTTATAACCTACAGCTTCATCACGAGGTGTGATATGCAGAATACTTTCATCAAATTCCAGTTTAGTCAGTTCTTTGATTGGTACACGTCTTGCATACACTACCAGTGAGAAATAGGCTTCTAAGCCATTCTTAGCCAATGCACCTTTAACAGGTACATAGTATTTCATTTCACCGTTTGGCTTCAGTTCTTCAAAGTTATGTGCAAGGAAAATCCAATTCTTTTGAGATTTAGATACATATTCTTGCATAATCTTCTTGAAGTATTGTTGGTAATTAGACCAACCAGCCATAGTGTTTGTACTTGTCAACACATTCATAGACTCAAACATATCCATCAAGAATGTGATTGAATCAATCACAATGGTGTCTAAGTTAGGGTCTTTTTCAAACATATCGAACAGTTGAAACACATCATTCGGGTTGTTTAAACCGCCTTGAAGCTTCTTAAAACCATCCTTAAAAGGTAATGGTTTATTAGCTTCTGTGCCTAAGTATAGGACTTTTTCTGGATTACGCAGATTTCGTAGTGAGCTGGATTTACCACTTGCAGCAGTACCAGCCACTAACAATAACATTCTTGCCATGCGTTATTACACTCCTTTATTAGCTAATGATTTAAATACAGTATGAGCAAGTTCTTGTTCGCTCAAAGGGTCAGATAGACGACTATTGAAGTCGATGATTTGACGTTCAACGTTGTCTAAACTCATACCTGAATCCAGTAACATAGCACCATACTTATACAGTTCATTGTTACGATTACCTTGAACCATACGAACAGCAAACCATCTTTCGATATTAGAAAGATTCTCAAGAGGTTTACGCTCTGTTTTATAGTTTTGTTCTTTACTGGTTTTAGGGATAAATGGCAGAACATCCAGCAATTCACCATTGTTTAAGTAGAATGTAGCTTCATGATTTGTTGCCCATTTTCTACTACGTTGGAATGTTGCTGTATCTGTTGGGAAAGGTAGCCATTCTTGAATATTAGCCATGAATGCTTTGTAGTCTTCAGCATTCAATTTCAGTGTATGGCTCATTGGAAGAAGGATACGGTATCTGTCACATATTTTACCATTCTTCTCAATCTGATGGCTCTTAGTGGTATGTAAAATATACTCATACTCGCTAAGAAGACTTTGTGCTACAGAGATTGGAGTACCTTCATCAATGTCTAGAACCAAGATATTGAAACCAGCAATCATGTCTGCTTCTGAACGATGTCCATCTACAGTATGGTGGTTACACCAATTAAATTCTGGTTGTTCTAAGAGCTTAACAATACCTTTATTTGTCCAGTTTGCATTGTCATTGAGGTATCCATCAGCCCAGTCTTTTGAGTAACTAACAATCAACTTAGTCAGGTCAGTTTCAACTAAACCTTCGCCTGATAAGAACTCAATACCATCACGGAACTGTTTCTTAATCAAGATATTGTTGCTGTAGCCCCATGCACAAGCCAAGTTAATCATTTCATTACGGGATGATTGAGCACCACGATAGAATGGAAGTGCATCTACCAAGTCTGCTTGAGTCAATTCACCTTCTGATTCAGCAATGAATTTAGCCAGTTTCTCATATGGTTTTTCACGTTTCATAAGAGATTTCAAGGCTACACCTGAATCTTCAGTAAATCGGATTGCTTGGTTCAGATTGGTTTCACTTACTTCAAAACTACCTTCAATAGCTGCATAAACACCTGCAAGCTTCAATGCTTTGAAGTAACGATGGCTCATTTCTGCTTTAAGCAGTTCTTCATGTTCAGGAAGTTTAGAAGCTTCAATTTCACAATGACGGCGATATTCAAGCAGTTTGATACCTACGTCTTTAGGTACTTCAATGGTTGAACCGACCAAAGCTACTTCAGCTAATTTAGCTAAGTGTAGAGAGATGGTTTCAATTTCCTTTTCAGAAGCTGGATTAGCCATCATGTCATACAGTTGTTCTGCTGTAAGGTCAGTCAATTTGCTTTCTTTACGAGAGTAAGCAAAGAAACATCTACGAGCATAGCCCATTTCCAGAAGTTCAAAGAATGTCTTTTCATTTCTAGAACCATCCAATAACTTAGATGGCGTACCAAATAACAACAAGTTAGCTGGTGTCATACCAAACATTTCATGGAAACGTGTATTGGTATCAGTGTTCTTGGTCAATTTATCTTTGACTAAACCTTTATCGTACAATTCAAGGTAAGTATGTAATGGTTCTTCAATAGATGCTAAGTTAGCACCAATCTCATCTACGATAAGATTCAATGCACCGCATTTAGCCAATAACAGCTTATTACGTAATTGCTTGATAGCAGGGCTTGTAGCATTGTCAAAGGTAAACTTGTAAGCACCATAGGAAGCATATTCTTTCTGAATCTTTTCCAATGCTTCAGCATCAGTACAGCCTAAAATATTGGCTCGGCTGATTGCTTCCATTTCCATAGACAGTTCTGCTTTCTTAGGCATAACGTCATGAAGGAATTTGTCTTTAAATCTATGAATTACTTGGTTCTCAAGGAAGTTGGTAGAAAAACCTTTGCCACTCCCAGATGCCGAGAGATTTATGCCATATAGATTAATTGGAATTTTGGTAGTGATTGGGCTATCCAGTTTCATGTTCATACTGGAAACCATTAGCCCAAGATAGTAATTGACTTGTAGTCGGAAGAACTCTCTACTTGCATTTTGAGTCTTCTGAACAAGCACATCTACAATCTTTTCTACCATTGGATTGTAGTCTAAGGATGCATAATCCATAATTAACTCCTAAAAAGAAAAGCCAGCTAGAAAAGCTGGCATTTTATCAGATGACTGATGTTTTATTTTTGCTTTTTGGGTTTGTGACGTAATTTGTAGCGTGCTTCTACAGTGTAGAGACCAGGTTCACCTTTACCCAATGGGTTAAAGTAGCGTTGATAAGCAGGTTTCTTGTAGAGAGTACCGATATTTTTCAAACGTACTTCAGTATTTTCTTGTTCCAAGAACTCTTTCAACAAGTCTTGGTAAGTATCCAATACTGATTTTACTTCTACTACGGTTTTACCCAATTTTTCAGCAACAATTTTACAAAGAGTGTTGTTGTTGATTACAGTTTTGTTAGACATTATACAATCTCCAGTTTGTGTTTAGATTCAAAAGATAATGGTGTTGGCTCTGAGGGTTGGCAGTAGGGACAATAATTTAGTTTACCTACTTGAGCTACTATCTCGCCTTGACCATCTTGCTGCATTTTATACTGCTCTGCGTCTGCAATGCAATCAAAATTTTTAGTAGAGCGTTTTCCTTGAACATATCCTGACTTGTAGTATTTGTATGTTACCTTAACTCCATGCATAAGCTCTTCTTCAGTACAGCAAGGAATCTCTTCCAGAGGGGAAAACCAATATTGCTCTAAGATAGCTAGTTTGTGTCTTATGAATAAATCAGTCTCTTGTAGAGACATCAAAGGTAATTCTTTAGACATTACTCTGTGTTGAGGATAATCATCAGAATTGAATGCCAAATGTTGATTCCAGTTAGTAAATACAAAGTTGATACGACAGGTGTCTTGTGTAATTAACTCTGGATTGAGCCAACGGTAAATAGATAGCTGTTTGATGTATTTATCATCATTGATACCACTAGTCCATGAATATGTACCAGTAGTCTTAATATCTTGTACTTGACCATTGAATACAATATCGAACTGTCCGGAGATAACAAATTTACCTACATCTTTCCAAGCTCTCTGTTCCAAATAGATGGGTATAGAGCCTTCAGGAACGTTGTTAGGGTCTGGATTGACCACTAGCTTACTTGCTTGGCTTAACGGTGTTCCTAACGCAGCTAGAGCCTGTTTAGAGCCATTCTTGATAGAGTTTTCTACTGCACTATGAATAGCAGTACCAAAGCGAGCAGCAATCATATCTGAGACATCTACATCAACTGCTACAGTTTCACCTTTTAAATAAGCTGGAAACTGTTCAGGATACATTGCTCTTCGTGTAGCAATGATGTGTCTTGGTGACTTGAGAAGTGTAGTAGTAGACAGCTCATTGCTTGTCTTTGCGTACATATACTCATCGTGAGCCAACCAAATAGCCATAGGCAATGGTAGGTTAGTTTTGTTCGTGTACATTATCAGGGTCAACCTTTTCGATTGTAAGATTCCATTTGCCATTATTACTACTTGAATCTAAGGAATCACTTAATCTAATTTCACACTTAGTAGAACCAGCTTCTTCTATAATGCACGTTAGTATCATAACTAAGGTAGAAGGGGAAAAGGTTGTACCATCTTCTACATCGTTAGTAGCAACTTTACGCACAAGTTTACCTAAATCTTCATCAGATTGCTCTAAAAAAGAAGTTTTAGTTAAATTTTTATCTGAAGTTATTTTAGCCATGATTATTCACCTTTTTGAATGGATTTACTTTTAGTCTTTAATTTTCGCATAGCTTGAAAGCTATTAATACGTCTACGCATATATTCCTCTTAATTAAGAAAGGGGAACTAAGTCCCCTTTGGTTAGTCTTTAGGTTGTTCTTTTGGTTCTTCAGGTACTTTTTCAGTTTCTTCAGAATTACGAACTTTGTTAATCAGCATTTGCAAGTCAACTTGCAGAGCCAGAATCTTAACAGCCTTTCGTAAGTCTTCTACTTCTTTCCGAAGTTTCAGCATTCTTGCATGATACACCATAGGATTATAAAAGAAGATACCGAAGGCAATGATTAAACCAACAATAACAAAAGCAATTTTCAAATCAAGCATTACGTTCATTTTGGATTCTTTCTTTAATGGATTTAGGTACTTTCAATAATGGATACCAGCCTACATGAAAGTCAGGTTGAAATGTACCAATAGAGGCTACATTGTATTTACTTAGGACTTGTATCTTAGTACCCATTGGTGGTGGATTAGTTACTGGGTCAAGCCAGTAAGTATCACTGCTTACTTGGTACTTCATTTGTAATCTCACGTTTCAAAGTTTCAATAAGAATCAAACAAGCATTCAAATGACGTTTTTCTTTATTTGAGATAAATTGAATAAGGTGATGCAAGATAGCATACTGTTCAAACATAAAATCACATTCGAGCAGTTTATCTTGCAATGTAATACGCTCTTCACCTGAGATAACGTCTTTTAATTCAATATTAGCAAGGTAGTCTTTGATATACCAAGCTGCTTTATCAAGGTCTTCAATACCATTCTTATTAGTGTATCGCCATACATATTTAAAGGCATTACCTATGTTGAAAGGCATATGACGAGAGAACTCGATGCATTGGTGTTTCTTTGATTTGTAGTGATTTGGTTCTACAGGGTCATTGGTCAGAGCTTTAGAACCATCATTAGTCAGGAATGGTTTGAGATTTGGTTTGAAGTAGTGTTTACCTTTGATGACTTTACCATTAGCATCATACAGAGGCTTACCGTCTTCAAATTTACTCCAGTTAGAGGCATTCACTTCTTTGATTGCACCTACAATATCAAAGCCCATAGAGTGAGCTACAGAGGTTGCAGTAACAATTTGGTCGCAGAGTGCATCTAACATTTGTTCTTTAAAGTCTTCAGGTAGGGTAATTGTATTACCGTCTGCATCTTGATAGATGTTAGGACTTTGTTTGAAGTTATCAGATACTTCTTGAACCAAGATAGTAGAAGCTTTACTTGAGGCAATAGCTTCCATAAATTCTGCTACCTCTTCCAAGTGAACACCAATCTGAGTAGCTTGGTCTTTTTCAGTTGGTTCAGGGAATGCTGTTTCCAGCCAACGTTTAATTTGAGTAATCATATTGATTCCTTATCTGATTGAAAAGTTTTTAATAGATTCTGCATACTCATCTAGAGCTGCTTTGATGAATGCAGTGAGAATAGCTGCACGTTCCCAATCAATTTTGGCAATACACATCTGGTCGCCATAAGTCTTTTGTAACTCTTTTGATGGATTGATTTCAGCTACATTCTTGTTACCGAACCATACAATAGTATTTATATCTACCAGATAACCATCAGCTAACCATCCCTTATCAGAATCCTGATAGTAGAAGTCTGGTTTAGTATCTGTAAAAGCTAGTTTCAAAGGGGAATTAATTGGTAGAACTAGTTGTATGGTTCGCTGGTCGATGAAGTTCTTTTTGTAGAATTTCAGTTTCATGGTTCTTTCCTTCGTTTAAAGGGTTAGTAACACAATATGTCACTGCCAGTAATAACAGAGTCCATACAAGCAGTGCAGTCCAAATGAGTAGCTTCATAAGCTTAGTATCTGACTCTTTCTGTTTAGAAGATAGTGTTTTGATAGCTTCTACAAACAGAATAAGCAGAATAGTCAGAATAATGGCAATGGCAATATACATAATCAACCTTCGGAAACAAAATCAAATGTCTTAATACCAATACGAGTTGCAAGAAATCGGTAGTAGCATAGAAAGTATGCAGTATACCATTCACCAACTGTACAAGCATCTAACAGAGCAGATGTCATTTCCCGAAAGTTATCAATTTCATTGTAGTTATCACCTGATAATCCCCATTTACCAGTTTTCTTCTTACGTTCAGAGATACTTCTCATCCAATTTTCTAGATTGGTTCTGAATGTTTCAAACTGTTCATTGAGTTCATCATCTACATCAAGAACATCATTGTCTCGTAGATGTTCAATCAGCATCTGAACCAAGTAAGCCATAGCTGTAATACGGATAAAACCATCAGGTTTGTTTTCTTTAAATACATCTTTCAATGTATCAAAATACAGTAAGAATTTAACTTTATCTTCTTCTGTAAATGTATTATTAGACTTCATAAGCGTTCTAATGCTTACTGTAGTCCATGTGAAGTAGCTACTTCCAATCGTAGGCGGAAGAATATTCTTCTTCACAAAATCTTTTTGTTGATTAATATAGCTGACAGTAGCTGGTGTACCCATTTGCTTCCTAAGCTCATGGATTTTCTTATCAATCTTCTTGATTACCTTGTCCATAATCTACCTAGATTCGTTGCATGAATTTAGTTGCTTCATCATAGGAAGTAAATGTCATGATTGGTTCATACTCTTTTAGAGCTGCTTGTGAGGCAAATCCAGCAGAGTCTACTAAATCATGACAATAACCTACTTCCCAGACAATGCCTTCGTTTGGGTCATCAATCTGTTTCATGTACTTACTGATGTACTTCTTGTTTTCAATTATCATATACAAGTCCTATAATTACTTTTGCCCAAGGAAACCAGAACATAATTATTGCGTATAATCCAAGACACCAAATAGCAAAGAATGTTGAGTTTGGAATTACTTTTGTTTTGGTTTTAATTGTTTTACCTGATTCATACATCTTAATCACAAAGTGTGTGAATAAGTAAAAGTGTTTAGTAAAAATAATTGCACCTGCAAGACACAAAAGTGCTTTAACACCTTCCCAATTAATCATACGTTTTCCTCTGTGTTATCTAAAATAGCTTGAATATCCTCTACAGTAGCATCTGGAGCAAGAGTATGACCCTCACTCCAATCAGGAATGAATAAATCTAAATTACCATGTATCTTAACTGTATCATGAGCAATCAGAGGGTCTTCTTGCCATGAAGCTGCTTTACAGACTAGCTTGTTCAGATAATGGATAGTCTCTGCATTCTCTCTTACTAAGTAATAACAGGCATCATGAATCTGAGCTACTGGAAGAATATCTAAAGACTTCCTGTCTTTATCTACTTGTTCCATTACTTCTCTCATGGCTCTGTTATTCAACATACACCATGATTGTCCTAATGCATTACCAGCAGTTCTTTCTTCTGCCGCTACCATATTAGACTTGGATTTGAGCCAATTCTGAAGCAACGGTGTTCTAAGTTTCAAACCAAAGGCGCAAGTAACATAACCTGTTTTCTTGGCTTCTTCCATATGAGCTTCTTTCCACTTATCAGATACTTCGTAGAGCTTGTGATAGTTAATTTCCACTTGTCTAGCCAAATCTTCTGAGAAACCGCAGTTACTCATTAGAGTTTTGTATGTACCGCCATAAGTCAAGTGAGAGCAAAGGTTGGTGCTTTGCTCTTAGTCCTCCAATCTTTATATTTGGTTTGAATTGAATTAATGACACTTACTTTTGCTGCTTCAGAAGTACATTTAGACAGCTCTTCAGTAATATCAGGCATATTGTCTTTGAAATATGCATATGCTCGGAATGAGTGGCTGTCGTAGCCTTCTTCGTAGATACGCAGTTTGTTAGGGTCTCTAGTTGTTACTGCTGAGATAACATCTTCAAGACTAGCAAAGTCAATACCGCAGAATACCCAACCTTCAGGTGCTTTAAAGCATTTCTTCACTGGTTTAGCGAATCTAGAGCCTGTAGCAGGTAGATTTTGCATATTCGGGTCTGATGAACTCAATCGACCACTAACAGTACCGCATAGATTGAATGAGCCAGATAAGTGACCTTGTTTAGCAGATTTAAATGCTGGAATAAAGGAAGATAGAATCTTCTGTACATCAGCTAAAGCAGATACTTTTTTCAAGATGTCTTTATAGTCATCTCTTGTTGTATGGTTCAAAAGTTTAGCAATGACTTTCTTACCAGTAGCAGGTTGTTTGCTATCTGTATATTCAAGAATAGGTAAATCCATAATCTCATAGAACAGAACAGCTAATTGCTTACTAGAACCAAAGTTAAAAGGTTCTAAACAATCATTTGCATCTACTTTTTTTATCTTTAATTTGAGGTTTCTTGCTTTGGCTCTATTGATGGCTAACAGTTTTTCAGCTTCTTTAACGATAGGACTGTTACGAAGCTCTTCTTCAAGCTCTTTGCCTTCTTTTTCAAGGTTATCAGCTAAAGTATGGACAGATGGTAAATCAATGGGAAGTCCATTCAACTGCATACGAATACAGTCTTTCTGAAATTCCTTAAACAAATTATAGATTTCTACTTGTTCATCTTGAACCATCTTAGGATAGTATGTGTCATACACATACCATGTAGATAGACAGTCAATGAGGTTATATTGAAGTAATTCATTAACTGGTTGTTTGGTTACATCTGTAACATCAATAGCCCATTTACCTGCAAATGGTTGAGCTAAATCTTTCAGAGATAGATTGTTACCTGCACAAGAGTTAGTAGCAAAATAAGCAATAAACAAAGTATCTTCATAGTTGCTTAATAAGGTAGACAGACCTTGTAAATGAGCTGCTGTCTTACCAAATGAACCATAGAGTTCAAGGATAAGCATTGTGAAGTCAAAGTTACTCTTATGAGCAATTAACTTGCCTGTATAGGTGTCAAAGAAATTCTTAAGCAATGGTTTAACATCATCATTCACAAGGAATGAAGCACCATTATGTTTATCCCAAGCAAAACCAATAGAGTAGAGTTTATCTTTACCAAACTGTAAGCCAGTGGTTTCAATATCTACTGTTAATGCTGGTTTAGTCTTTAGAAGTTTAAGTACGTCTTTAATACCATCCAGAGTGTCAGGATACAGAGCAGAGTGAACGATGTCTGAACCAACTGCTGAATAAGTGCCATTAGTATGATTGGAAATAGTCTCAAAAACTCTGTCGATAGCTTCACTCCATTTTGATGGATTAAAGCTATATGCTTGGATAGAGGGAAGGTAGGAAGCTTGGGAAGATTGACCATAAGGAAATAGCTCTCCAATAGAATTGGCTGCTCTCTTTTGATTGGTTAGTACTTTAAAGAAATCTGCATCAGTGCAGAGAATATAGTCATACTGTTCAAGATTAAGAGATGCCAAGAACTCTCGTTTTTCTGCTGCATTTAATTTACCTGCATTTAGACTTGTAGCAGTAAAACTGATATGGCTCAAGTTATATTTTTTAACTCTTGAGCCATACAGAGATTGAAAGCTTTGGCTATCAAGTAATCCTGTATAGAGGATTACTGCTTTCATATTACAGTCCTTGCGAGTGACGGAAAGATTCCCAGCCAGAGAAGTTGGCATATCGTGTATGAGGCATTTGTCCACGAGCAGGATGCTCAAATGGACTTAAATGCTGAGCTTCCCATAGACGGTCAGCCAATTCCAAGTCTTTCTCAATTACTGGATTAGATTGGTCATGGTTCTTGTAACTTACACGAGCACATCGTGCAGCAGAGATACGTTGAAGTACTTCAATAGCCTTATTACCGTATTCTTGTGTAATTTGTACACGTTCTTCAGCAGTTACATACGGAATATGTAATACAGTCTGTTCAGGCGTAGATTTATCAATAGCTTTCTTCATTTGCTTAGCTAATTCATGAATTTCAGGTTGAGCATCTGAAGCCAATCGTAACTTGAAGAAGTTATCCCAATCGGTTGCTGTGACTACTACATCAATTAATTGGAATGGTTCAAGAATACGGTTAACCACTTGTTTGTGGATACCTAATTGAGCCAACTGAGTAGCTGCTTTTACAGCTTCATCTCTGGCTTTTAACCAGAGTTTCATTGCACATTCTTGAATAGCTTCATCAGCTTCTTTCTCTGCAACCATACCTGCTTGGTTCAAACCAAAGTGGATAGGATGAGCAGGTTCTTGCATTACTTGGTCAATAGTCTTTTGAATAGGTACTGCACGAGAGGATGAAGCAGAGCGTGAGAATACACGGTGAGTCATTACTTCACTATGGATGAAGCGAGGATAGCGTAATTGAAGGGTAATCAGACGTTTACCAGACCATTCACTGTCTGCAATAATTTTAGCTGTAATCATGAGTTTTCTCTGTGTTGTTGGACATAAAGTAGTAATTGTAACAAATTTTGTCTGAGTTTATTGGATTTAAATATTGTATTTAAGTATCCAATGGGTAATGGTAGTTCAGTCTTGTTGTATGCTTTTAAGAAATCACTTAAAGCCATTATAGTGGTTGAAGGAATATCTTTATGAAAAGCCTTCAAAAAGAATAACAATTCCACCTGTTCCCATTCATACTTGGTAAAACCAACATCCTTAATATGAGGATTCAGGGTATCCATAATTTCTAATTGAAACTTAGTTGCCTTTTCGGTATTCATTGTAGGTCTCTGCATCGAATATGGTTTCCTCCGAATAATTGGAAAGGATTCTTTTCCATAAGGTATAAGTCTTCAAGATGTTTGATAGCCTCTCTTTTAAAGGGCAATGAAGCTAGTAACAACAGAGTAGTTGCAAACATAAATTCTGAAGTACCGTTTGTTTTATAAGATTCTGTACGGAACATATAACGATGCTCTACAGAATCGTCAAGCATCTTATCTATCTGAAAGGCAATAGACATATTAGTAATGCCTCTAATTTTAAGATTTCTACTTGAAGTAACCACTAATTTTGCATAGGCTTCGTATCGAAAATCATGGTAGATAGTACCTGTTGTACTGTATACAGGTTGAGGAAAGTGTTCTGCTAATTCCTCTACAGTAGGTAAGGGTACTTCTAATAACTCATCAACAATCATGCTATCTTCGATAAGTTGAACCAACTTATCAAAATCTTCTTTGAAGGTCTCTGTTGTTAGGTAAGTAATGATGCAGCGTACAATACTAATTTCTAAAGACTTTCTTATTGATAATGATACATTTTTAAATCTATTAGCATAATATGTAGCTGTATTTTTAATTCTATAGTTAAACTGGCTTGTTCTTTCTTTTAAAAAACTATCATGTTCAGTTGCCATAATTGAACCTTTCAAGATACAGTTTTAAAGCTTTATCAAATCTAGGTCTAAGTGCTTCTAGATTATTTAGTAATTCCTCTACTTTAATCATTACACCAATTAAGCTAAGAAAAGAAGCTTGAGGTGAAATGATTGTTTGCCTTTCTTTGATTGTCCATAGAGTCATATCAGGCTTATCAGTAATAGCTACAAAGAAATCCAGTACAGCTTCAATACTCTTAACAGAGTAAATAGGAAATCCTCTGTATGCACCATTGACTATGTACATTGCGTAAGAATAGCCACGAATGTCATTGTTTAAATGTTTGTTATTAGCGTATTTGGTTTGAATGAGATGTTCAGTAATAACTTCTGTTACAGCATCACCTAAAAGAGTCGAATCAAGCATAACATGAACATCTATGTCTTCTCTGACGGTATGAATTAATTTTTGAAGTTCAGTGGCAAATGCACTGTTAAGAAGATAGCGTAAAGCTAGAATATAGAAAGTATGAATATGAAGCTTGGTTTCACCAGGTAGAATACCATCTGGATATATTTTCTTAAAAGCTTCAGTAAGCATATACAGAAGTTCATTTGAAATAATAGAAGCATCTTCGCCTGTAAGTTCTGCATTATCTTCTAAAGCAGTATCCAGTCGATAAATAGCTTCAGCAGCGGAATAAAGTTTCTTCTTGCCTCTGAGATTAAATAAATTACCCATCTAATACTCCTAATGCTTCTTTATCATTATAGCTACTGATAGCTGTAATGAGTTTATCTGTTAATTCTGGATTAGACATAATTTCACATAAGAAAGTCACTATTTTGTCATGACTAAAAGAACCTGTATACGATGAAGTTACATCTTTCTCAAGTAAATCTAAAAGACGTTCATAATTCTCTTTACTGGTATTCTTCAACATAGGAATAACAGAATAAGAACATGATAAAGTTACATTATCCAGATGTTCTTTTAGTAAATATCTACTCATAGCAGAGTCACTACAGAATAATTTTTAATTACGTCTTCTTTCCACTCTTGTAATTGAGGACGATACCCAAATATATCTTGAGGTGGGAAGGGTTCATAAAACTCTTCCCATCCTTCTTCGTACAGTAGTTTAGCCATTACACTACATACATCAGATTCAGTACTAGCCATATGTTGCATATTCAGCTTGTATTGAGTCATAAAAGCTTTCCTTCGCATCTTCACGCTTAGCTCATAATCCTCTGAAAATCTGTTTTGTAGCTTATTGCCAAATTCTACGAATATCATTTTAATTCTTCATTCACATGAATAAGTTTACCAAAGTTCACTTCAGCATTTGGATTGTCAATACATACCCAGATTGTAGGTACACTGCATTTCTCAATGCGGTCACACCAAAGGTCTGAGAACACTACAATAAAGTTTGGCTTAGCTTTCTTTACCCAGTCAAATACAGGTTCAAGTGCTGTACCGCCACCCATTTTTAAGTTCATTTTCACGAACTGAGATTCATCAGTGAACTCTTTGGTTTCTACAATCTGGGTATTAAATGTCATCATAGTCAGTTTGTCTGGTGAACAGTTAACGAACATCTTCTTAATTTCACGAAGGAAGTGTTCAGCTTGTTCTTCACTTACTGAGCCAGATACATCAAATGCAACCATGATGTGTTCCAGCTTATTTACATCCTCATTAGATGGGAAGTAATAACCTTGGTTAATCATACGGCGTTCAAACTTGTGATAGCTTGGGTCTCCACGAGAGAGTTCAGTTGCATATGAATGCAGTAATTCTTCCCAAGACAAGCTACCGTCTTGTAAGGCATTCAATACAGTCTGCAATGTTTCAAATGCATCACCTGCTTCTTTGCCAGTAACAGCTTTCATGGCTGCTGCACTGTTAATAATGGCTTCTTGCAACTGCGGTGAAGGTGAACTTTCTGAGAAGTTCATATCATTACTCAAACTGTTTTGACCGCCATTATTACCTTGGTTATTGCCTTTACCTTTGCCTTGACCATTACCATTACCATTACCATCGCCTTTGTTCTTGTTATTCTTCTGTTGCTCAAGGACATTGTAGATGGCTTCCATTGCCATAGAACCATACTCACTAGATGCTTCTACGTCAGGTGGAAGGACGTAACCAGATTGTTCAATCATCTGGTTTACGACTTCATCACAAGCACGATTGTACAGTTCTTCATCACGTCCACCTTTACGGTATGGATGAAGCAGTGCAGCATGGTAAACCAAATGAACCAATGCACCTGCTGCTTCTTCTTTAGACAGTTCTACAAACCATTTTTCATTCAGTTTGATTTCCATCTTATTTACATCCAACAAGTTCTGGTCAGATGGAATGATGTTGAAAGAATAAAGCATGGTAATGATGAATGTACTCATCTTAGAGCGAATGTCATCACTCTTCTTAGGTGGTTGAAGCAGCATACGCTTAGCGTCTGCTAATTTTTCATTGAATTCGGTTTTCATTTAGTAACTCCTGTACAGCAACATACTGCTCATAGTCTTTGATGGAATCTGCAATATCGTCAAATACTGCTAGATTATAGATAGCTTTAGCCAGTACTTCTGGATTAGCTTCTTCCAGTAACCAGTCACGGTATTCATCTGGTACTTCAAAGGTTGCCTCATTTGCTGTATGAGATGGATAAACCAAGATAGAACCATCAGGTTTACTGGGGAAGAATCTTCTGACTAAAGCATTCATAATCATGGTGTCATCGGTGAAGGGAATGTAATAACTTACAATCTCTTCACCCCATAGATTCTCTGCATAATATTTTTCCGTATTGATTTCTGTTGGTTCAACAGTACGGACTTTATCCAGATAATTCATGATAGATTACTTCTTGTTACGGCGAATGATACCTACCAAGTCTTCTTTCAACAGTTCATTGTTGCCAATGTACGGTGCTTGAGAGCGAATCATACGGTAGATAACGACACGCAAGTCGTCTTCTTCAATACGTTTCACATACTCAATTACGGCATCTTGGTCTTTCTCTTCGATGTGTTCACCGAGGTAAGCACCCAATGCCCACTTAGCAGCAATCTGTTCAGGTACAGGTGTTGTTGCTGGTTTGGCGATGATGTCTTTGTAGTCTGGCAGTTGACCATAGGTCGCATAGAAGCTACAAAAGTCTGTTGCTGCTGCTTCGCCTACAATACCTGCAATGGCTGGCATATAGATTTCATAATCCAAATCCAGCAAACCTGCTTTCAGTTCTTTAGAGAGCATTTCCAGAGTACGAGGGCAGGCATAGGTTGTTACTTCTTTTGCTGGGTCGAAGTTGTTGATGTATTTAGGCATGAAGTTGATGAAACCATACACCAGTGGATGCCAGTTACCTTTTTCAACTTCTTTGGCAACGTATTGGGTGAATACTTTGTAGTCTGCTTCCATTTCAACGTGAGTAATACGGGATTGAATGGCAGTATTCATTTTAGTGACCAATGCACCGTCAGTAGAGCGGTTAGAAGCCATCAGAATACGAACATTTTCATGCAGGTCATGTTCACCGATTTGACGGTCTAACAGCAGTTTGTAGGCGGCAGCTTGGGTAAATTTGTCGGCAGACATAAATTCGTCAAGGAAAATCAACCAACCTTCATAGCCTTCAGGGATTTTAGAACCTTTCAATGGGAACAAATTCATTGGTGCATAGTAGGATTTGCCTTCTTCAATAGCTGGCAAACCGTTCAGGTCATATTGGCTTACTTGGGTCAGACGGATGTCAATCAGTTTCAGCTTCAGTTCTTCGGCAATCTGTTTGATGATGGCTGATTTACCTACACCTGGTTGTGAAGTAACCAAGCAAGGGATATTTGCTTTAACAGAGTTCATCAAACGTTTTTTAGTTTGTTCTTGGTTCAATACATAGTTGATTTTTTTCATTTTGAATTTCCTTTAAGGTAACGATGGATAAAATTAAAAGGCTAATGATTTCTCATTAGCCTTCAAAGGGGATTTATAAAGGTTATTGGTATTTGGCTGCAAACTCTGTATAACCGCCTACCAGTACATCATCTACAAAGATTTGAGGTACTGTACTTACCTCTTTACCACAAATCTCTGAAAGCTTCTCTTTGGTGATACCTTCAGCAACGATGTTGATGTATTCGTATTCACCGAAGGAGGCAGCTAAAGCTTTAGCTTTCTCGCAGTACGGACAGGATGGTTTACCGTAGATTTTGATTTTCATGGTTAAGCTACCTGTTTAAAGTCACCTTTAGAAAGCATATAGCAGAACTCTTCAACATCAACGATGTCAGATTCTACATGGTCTTCAAAGCGTTCTTTGTAGCATACTTTACCGCCGCTTACAGTAACGATTTTAATGCTATGACCTTTAGGGTTAGTGAACTCTGCACCGTCTTTAACATGAAGACAGGTGATGCCTGATTCTTCTTTGTCTTCAGATGGTTCTTCTTTGGTGTCATACAGCTCATGATGATGAGCCATTACTTTACCCAGCTCATTAGCCAAGTGGAAGTAACGGTTAGTTGAACCGTTCTTCTTGTCTTCGCCTTCTTCTACAGCTTTACGGCAAGTTGTAAAGACTTCTTCTGGAATGTCTTCCAGTTCGCGCATGATGTCATGCAATGCTTTGATTTTAGCTGATACAAACAAACCAGCTAATACTTTGTCGAGTGTACCTTCTTCTTGGCTTACACGTTTCAACAAATCTTCCAGTGTTACTTTCATTTTGATACTCCTAAAAATTGATAAAGGGATTGGATGGATTCAGTACATTTACAGTAAGAACCATCATCATTGTACAGCATAAAGGTAACAGTATTACCCTCAATGCTGTCAATTCGGACTAAAGCTTTGTCTAAGCAATAGTATTCATTTGGTTTCATTTTAGATACCTATTTAATTGGTGATACCCAAAGGGGAAGACTAAGCATCTAATAATCTATAAACTTCATAATCATCAATAATTTTGTATACCCAATCAGGTACTTTCTCTGCTCAAACCAGATTATTGAAGTAATGTAGAGCTTGTACAATACGAAAAACATAATCTGGCATTAGTGATGTTAAGATAGAATTTGCTTTTCCATACTCACGGACAGAGATATTATTTACTACAACTACAGTTTCAAGTTCAGAATCACTTATTACCCAGTCTTTTTTCTTATCATCATAAACCAAAGCAGGCATAGACCTTATGTATTCAAAAACTGCATATTTACTAGTAATATCTTCAAAGATAGACATAAGCTTTTCCATGGTATTCAAGATTTCTTTTCTATCTTTATACCATTCATATAATGCTAGGGTATCTTTATCAAGAATTTTACTTAAGTAATATGGATGTTTACTCGTGTATGATGCATCGTCTAATGCAATATTTACAAATATACTATAATCTAAACCATAAGAAGCACTATATTGTTTATATAGGTATTTTGTATTGGTAAAGTAGGATAGTTCAATACTTCGTAAGAAATCACCATAAAGTTCTCTATCAGGTATTACATAATAGTTCTGACAGTGAGTGAATAATTCATAATTAGAAGTAGCAGTTGAAATTAATTTAGCTTTCATGGTTCTAACTTTCTAGCATTTTAGCGGCTTCTACTTTTTCTAAGTCTTCTTTAAGCCAATCAGGAAAATGTTCATCGGTTTGTAAAGTAATAAAAGCGTGTACAAGAGTTGTAGCACGCTTCACTTTATCCAGAATTACAGAGTCTAAAGAATCCATATCAATGACATCCTTATCTGTAACTTTATGAAACTTTTCAGGTGACAGTACGATTCTGATACCTTTATATTCATATAGACCACGAGGTATTTTTTGAATTAGTAGATTGTATTCAGTTAAAATGTCCATAATTAATCTAAGTGTAGATTGTTTAAGGAAGTGACGAGGTACATTACTCTTAGATACATTCACATAATCTATTTTCATAACAGTGCGTAAACCAATGGGACTATGCATAGAACCAGCAGCAGAAATAATTAATTTAGCATTAAGTAAATCATCCGTAATTAAGAAATTAGTAGTAAAGACAATGTTGTGGTCTTTATCATGAAAGTTAACTGTATACCTTTCAAGTGAAACATAAGTTTTTGACATATTAGCTATCTCTCTAACATCTCAGCTGCTCTATAATCATCTACGAGAGCCAAGCATTCATCAGTAAACTTTCCGTGGAATTTGTATTGAAGCATTCCCTCTACAATGATTGCTGCTTTCTCTAACTGTTCTCTGATAACAGCTTTACGTTCTTCAGAATAATATAAATCATCAATATTCTGAAAGTTACTTTTTCCAACATAGGATAAATCTTCAGTAGCTATTTGTACTTGTCCCACAGTGTAAATACCACTTGGAATGTCTTTAATATTGTAGGCAAAGATAGTCTGACAATCATCTATGATGTCAAATACTTGTTTATGTTTCTCAAGCAAGTCATAAGCATCTTCTTTTAATGTGACAAAGATAAAAGTATCCAGTGGTTTGTACATAGTCAAGAAAATACTTTTTGCTAAACAGACTCTTAAATTAGTTAAATTGAAAGGAAGTTTTATCTTTGCTTCATATTTAGCTGTCCAGCCCTTTGCACCAACAGTGTACATTGCAAATCTTGGTTCATTCTTCATGATTAATTTCCTAGCATTTCAAGAGCTTCTTCTTGTTCTATTTGTTCCATTAGCTCTTTTGGTATTTGACTAGTAGTATTGATTTCAACAAACCACTTAACTAATTTAAAAGCCTCCAATGGGGGCTTATTATTTGTTTTAAAGCTATCTGAGTTAATCTGGATTCTTATATGAATATCCAACTCTTCGTTGTAGTAATCACCTTGTTTATACTCGAAAGTATAATCTTCATACTTATCTTGTATATAAGAAATGTAAGGCAGTAATTCATGAATCTCTTCAGGAGCTCCTGAATTGTATGAGTTTGTGATTACTTTTATATCTGGTACTTTTAAAACATTCATACCAAAGCTATCAATAATATCTGTTTCTAGCTTAAGAAAATCAGTATAACAAACAGCATCTCCACCAGATGAGAAATTACCTGCTTTATACACAATATTCCGACTTAAGCGACAGTTCGCTCTTGTTTTCAATACAGCCATAATTAACCTTTCAGCATCTGTAGAGCTTGATACTCTTCAATAAGCTTTAAACACTTATCAGTGAACTTACCTGATGTAATGTATTGATACATACCTTCTACAATAACAGCAGCTTTCTCAAGATTCTGTCTACCTTCTTGTATAGGATATGTGTTGTAATCTACAGGAGTAAGCTTATCAATATAACAAAGACGTGATTGTGTAGTAACCCAAATATGACCTACCTTGTAAATACGGTCAGAAATGGGATATTCAGGAAATATTTTTTTCAGTAACTCATTGAAGTACTGCTGACAAACAGCAATCTTGTCATATTCATTTTCAAACTTACCTTCTTCAAGAAGACTGAACTCTCTATGGTTTGTAAATACACTCTTGTCTTCTGGTTTAAAGATTGTCAATAAAACACTCTTTGCAAGTGTTATATTAGAAAACTGATTGGTAATAGGAACATCAATACTTCCGCAGTATCTATTTCTACTATCTACCAATGTAACATGAGCAATCTCAAACCGATAATTAGAAGTTGACATAATTAACCCTTTAGCAATTCCATTGCATCGTAATCATCAATAATCTTTTCAATATAAGCAGGTAGTTCTTCACCTTGGTTCAAGAGAACCATTGCTTTAATCATTAAACCAGCTTTTAGTATTTCTTGAATATCAATAGCTTCTTTCTCATGTTTTTCTAGAGAGAATAACCCTCTTAAAATAACATCATCCATTTGGTATTTACCAAAAGGAATCTTGACATGAATATCATCGAATATTTTTTGTATGGTTTTAAGCTTCTGCTCAATAGATTCATATTTGATGAATTGCTCTTCAGTCAGATTATCTGGGTATCTAATAGCATTTAAGTATACATCTGCACCGTACATGGTGTGAGATACACTCTCTAGGATTGGTACATCAGTCAATTGAATATAACCAGGTTTAGACTCTTCTGGATTTACATACCAGATAATAGGTTTTTCATCTATTGATGTACTACCGCAAGCATAGGTTTTAACTAACATATACTATCCTTCTAATAAAATAAGAGCACTCTGTTCTTCTAAGAATCTGTGTAATGCTCTAGGATTAGCACTTGGATATTTCTGCAAATAAATAAACCAATACAAAGCAGTAAATGCTGTATCTGGTATCTTGATTGGTTCATTTGATGTTTTAGGATTACGAATACCACTGTCCAAGACAATATGCATATCATTCTTAGAATAAACACCTACAGGGGTATCTTTAAGATTTTTATTGAAAATAGCAGTTAGCTTGTTTATAGTATCTCTTAAAAAACCATTCTGTGCTTGAAGTTCAAATCTATGTTTCTGCTTCTCAAGTCTAGCAGTTTTGAAATCTTTTTCATTAAGAGTTGCTGAAACAATTAAACGATGTTTTTTAAGTGTATAGTTTGAGTAACCAAATGAACTAGCAATAGTAGATGTAATAATATCTACTGGTCTATCAGCAGAAATCAACATATAAGTTCTCTTATAAGTAGATACTCTATTTAAAGTTGCTCTATTCATTAAATAAGCTTTTATGGGTGTTAATCTCATATTAATCCTCTAACAATTTCATGGCTTCGTATTTAGTAACAAATGCATCCATTGCTTCTTCTGAATACTTACACATTTGCAATTCCAGCATTGTCTCTACAATACGAAATGCTTCTAATGGTGGATATGGTTCAGTAACTGAACGAAAAGGGTCAGGATTAACATAAAGTCTTAGTACAACTTTAATGTCATCATTCTTGAAGTTACCTGTCTTACAGTGTGCAGTAAGCTTTAGAAATCTACTTTGCAATTCATGAAGTATGTATTCATACTTATAATTAAAAATACGGGGGTCTAAAGATGCCATATTATTGCCTATCTTTTCTACATCCCAATACTTATGATAGTGTTTGATTGAATACACCATAGATTCACTAATATCACTACTAAGTGTCAAATTAGAGACGTAGAAACAAGGTAAATAAGTCTTACCTTTAGTTTTTATTTGAAGATTTTTTGCACTGATAGTCATATTAGCCTTCCAACAGTTTCACTGCTTCATATTTAGCGATAAGTTCATCCATCTCTTTAATGGAATGTTTATGCATCTGTATTTCAAGTATCCATCTTAATACTTTAAATGCTTCTTCAAGTGGACGTATACCTGAATCCTTATAATCATGTCGTGCATTGACATAAGTCTCTAATACAATCTTGTAATTCTTATCTACAAATTTACCTGTATCACAATTAATGGTAAGGTGACAGAATCTCTGCTGTAATTCATTCAAGAATTTTCCATATTTTTCTTCAAAAATATTTATATTCATAGAATTTTTTATTGAACTTATTTTACTTACATCCCATTCCTTAAAAATATGTATAGTATGTAGAATAGAATTAATAATGTCCCTCTTGAGTGTTCCTTTGCTAACAAAGATACAAGGAACATTAAGATTGCTTGTGTTTTCATCAACTAATTCATGTAATTTTATAATCTCAATAGTCATATCAACTCTCTAATAGTTTTAATGCTTCGTATTGCTCAAAAAACTTAGTGATATACTTAGGTATTGGTTTACTAGGTGAAAGTTTCTGTAGAGCTATAAAATATTTTACTGCTTGGAATGCAAGAGGATTCATATCCTTTTCTTTGCTAAATGGCTTCTTACCAGCATTAAGGTTATAATGCCAAGGTGAATTATAGAAATTACCTACAACAATACCTTTTGAAGATTTAGTAAACCCTTTTTCATATTCTTCAATAATGGAATCATAGATTTCTTGAAGTTTAGAAAGAGTCTCAATATATTCAATATTACCCCTACGGTTAATGTACTTTTTTAATACATTTTCAGGTACACCAGCACTTATACCTTCTCTTAAATTTCTGTAACGATATGTTGCAATTTTTGCTTGAGGATGGGTATCAAATTCATCCTCTATACAATGAGCCAAAACAGAAGGATACATAGTAAGAAAAGAGCTATCACAAATATCATCAGTAGTTGTATTACGCGCAGTAAAAAAATAGTGACACACTGTTGTATCATTTGTTTCTGCATCACATTCTGTAATTTCTAAATTATACATATCAACCTTCCAATAACTTTAAAGCATTGTATTGTTCAATGAACTCATTAATCTCTTCAGGTATTGGCTCACCTACTGGTAGCTTCTGTAGAGTAATGAAATGTTCTACAGCTTTGAACATATTGCAATTTGAGTTAGTTTCGCTATTTAAACTTTTAACTGATTGATTTATTTTTCCAGAAAAAGGTGTAAGAGCATAGTTACAAACTACAGTACCTCTAGAAGATATAACCCAACTTTCACCGTAAGTTTCTACTAATTCTTCAAAAATACGTTGGATTGCACTAAGTGCTTTAAGGTATTTAGAATAAACTATACGTTTGGAATACTCTTCAATTACAGACTTGGGTACTCTTCTATCATCCATATCCTCTTTATCAAGAATCCTAGTGTATGAAGTTTTAGTCTGAGGGTGATGGTATGGATACTCTTTCCTAATGTAAGCCATAGTGTCAGGATACATAGTGAGGAATGCACTATCACATAAATCAGTACCGTATCTTTGTTTAGCTACAAAAAAGAAGTGACGCACTTCTGCGTCACCATTATCCATATAGCATTCATGTATAACTAAACTCATAATTTAACTCTCCAATAATGTCAAAGCTTCATACTTCTCAATAAACAGCTTAATCTCTTCAGGAATCTTCCAATTAACATGAAGCTTCTGCATTCGCATAAAGTATTCAACCACTTTAAAAGCATCTGGATTCATGTCTTTAGCCTTAGGGAAAGGCTTACGGAAGGAGTCTTTAACTGATAGTAAAGGTGAACTAACGTAGTTACTTACTACAATACCTTTTCTATTAACACACCATCCTTCTTGGTAATTAGAAACAATGTTTTTGTATATATTCTCTAATTTTCTAAGTGTATCCGTAAACCCATCATCATGATTTCGTTTATAAAATTTAATAATCATTTGTTTAGGAACACCGCTACTTCTTTCTATAGAGTATTCACCGTAACAGCAAGTACTGATAAACTCTTGAATAGGATAGTAAGAATTACGCCTACTTCTATATCTATGGCTTTCTTTGGTGTACGTTACAAGCTCAGGATTCATAGTAGCTACACAACTATCAATCAAATCTACTGTAACTTCAGTACCTGTTCCATAATTGATATGGTTAAAAGATATACCATTAACATAGCTAAAAGATTCATACATAAATAAATCACACATAATTACCCTTCCAATATCTCTAGAGCCATTTCCTTAGTAATATACTCTTCTAAATCTTCAGGTACTTTCTGAGTATCCTGAATCTCAGTAAACCACTTAACCAATAGAAAAGCATCTGCAGGAGGATATGTATAAGTAGCTTCATATTTAATTGGATTAATCTGTAATCTCAGTACAATACCTAAATCTTCTCTGAAATAGACACCTTTCTTACAATGAGTAGTAATCCTATCAAACTTATCTTGAATAAAACTAATATAATAAATTAATTCTTCTTTAAAAATAGGTGGGATATGAGCATAGTAGTTAGGTTCATCTACAGTACAATAGTCATGTAAAAGTTTAGCCTTGGTTCTGCCGTAGCTATAGCAAATATCTCCAGATAGCTCACGGTCATCAATAACAGCTTTATAAGATTTACCTGCAATGGATACTACTCGTATATCACAAAAATGGTCAGGAAATTTCTGTTTTAACCAATTCAAAATCATGATTAATACTCCAGTATCTCTAAAGCATTCTGTTTCTCAATGAAATTTAAGATATGAGCAGGAATCTTGTCATTAAATCCAATATTCTGAAGTTCAGTAAAGTACTTAACGATTGTAAAAACATTTTCATCAATTTCATCTACATGATTAACCTTTACAGTAGGAGTGCCATATGTTCTATACATATAAAAATTAGATACAACAATACCCTCTTCATTCACTATTTTAATATCTCTATACTTTGACATGATTCTGAAGAACATTTCTTGTAAATCACCTAGTGTCTTTCTGTATTTCAGATTTCTATTTAAAGTCTTAAACTTATGACGTGTTATACTATTTACATTATGCAAAGTATGCTTATATTCAGTAGTCTTTATCAAAGTAGAAGAGTTGAATAAATCTTCATGCAGACCTTTAGGTAATGGTTCTTCTTTAGTTTTAAGAGTCCAATACCAACTGTCAGCTAAATCACCTAAGAAACAGTAGCTAGACATAAAACAATAGTCTATTTCTGTTTCACTTCTATCTATTCGTTTAAATCTACGAATACGAAGTTCATTGTAGAATTGGTTATTTTTCATGATTATCCTTTCAACATCTCTTCAGCTTGTACTTTGTCGTAATAATCCAAGAAACCATCTGGTAATTCCATAGTCTCTTGGATATAAGAGAATACTTCTATCAAGTAATTAATCTCTTCCCAATCTCTACTATCGTAATGTCTCCTTTGTACAAAAGTGATGTACTTACCAATTTCTTCTAACTTCTTAACATCATATGGCATCATGGGAAGTTCTTCATCATCTGCCATTTCTGCTTTGTATATATTTGAACAATGACGAATTAATAAATTCATATAAGGAGCATGAGTATCAACAAAAGCAATGCATATAGCATCTCCATCAAAGTCTTTACAAAAAACCTTCCAAAAAGACAAATACTCATATTTTAGCTCAGGCATTTTCATACTAACCTCTCAACATTCTTTCAGCTTTTTCCTCATCCATCATTCTCTTAATGGATTCAGGAATCTCATGGTTCTTATTAATAAAAATAAAGCCCTCGACTAAATCGAAGGCTTCATCTGGTGGTTCACACAAAGTATTAGTTGAAAAGCTATACTTACCATTAAGGTAATT